ACCAACTGTCAACTACTCCATCTATTTGTGCTTGCAATCCTGCCTTAACCGTATCTGTGTATCCTTGAGCTTCACCTATTGCTGCATCGGCCTTGGCAGTAGCATCGGCAGCTGCTGTGGCGATTGCTCCTGCAATACCTGCACCAACATCGGTATAGGTTTCTCCGGATTTGAAGGATATGTTACCTTTTATGATGTTGTTTACAAGGTCGATGTAGGTTTTCCCGTCCTGGCTGACGATTTTGTCTGTTGTTACTCTTCCCGGAAGAATTTCTGTAAATCCCCAGAGCGTCGTGATTTCTCTTTCTCCCTGGTATTCCTTTCCGATTAAAAGAGTAAGTAGGTGATAAAATCCTGCGACCTGCTCCATTGCTATTGGTGTTTCTGACAATATAAATTCACCAGTTGCAGTAGATTTGCTGGCTTTTGCGTAAAGGTAATATGATTTGTCTGGTTCTGTCAATGGTGCGCTAAGGTAGGCCGGCATGTTCCAGAATTTGTAATCCGCATCCGCATGTTGGCTTTTGAGTTCAGTAATACCGAGCGTCATATGCTGTATATTACATGCGCTGATTGATAGCTGTTTGCTTGTGTTTATCTCAATTGTCGGGTTTGAAACAACCGGATTTGTTGTTCCATTTACAAATCTAAACTGTAGGCTTTCATCTCCGACCAGAGCCTGCATTGTCTGAATTGTGATTGGGTTGATTGCTCCGGAGTAGTTGCTGATTGCGGCTGCGAGCATCTCCATTGTTTCTCTGGCATCTCGATATGACCTCTTGGTGTAGTTTATCGAGTCCTTCTTGCTTTGTTCAATCACGACCGGTGTTGTTTCGATTTTTCCGAGGTAGCTGGATATTGAGACTCCGACCGGGGCATTTGATAACTCGATTTGTGGAGCGTATGGCCGATTGATGTAGTCCTTCACTCCGGTGATTCTTACCAGTGCGCTGTCTTGTTGAAATTGTTGATCTGAAAAATTAACGTAGCCACCGAGCCGGATTTTGCTGCCGATGTTCAGCCAGTTTTGCTTTGCCCATATCGGGTCGAGGTCTCCGATAAATGAAAACTGCGGCACCTCGTTTTCGCTGAAGTATTCAACCGCTTTTCTGAACATGTCCCAGCTCGCACCGGTTTTTGTTGTGTTATCACTGATATATGCTTGCGGCATGTGAATGTTGAACACCCGGTATTTGTCATTGACTGCAGGTTTGAATGTCTCATTTGGCATTTTCTGTCCGTCGATATCTTGCCACACAATTTCAAACTTTCGATCTGCGTGATTGTAGTTGACATCGAATTCCTTACCTGCGAGCATCCCGGTTTGGAATATCAAACTCATTTTTTCACCTTCAATCAGGCACGCCGTGTAATCCAGACCTTCCGGGATTGTAGTGTCTTTTATGTCGTACAAATTACCGGCCGCATCAACCGTGATCACCTCTGTTACTGTTCCTTCAAGATTTGGGTAAATATCGGAGCAGTCCAGACTTCCTTCTTCATTTGTTGTGATGGCTTTGTCTGCTCTTGTTATGGAGTAACCTTCAGCATCGGTCTGATAAATGCGTCCGTCCAGAGTTGTTATTGTCTGGCTTTTTGGCAGAAGTAATTCTGAAACGTTATTGTATTTGCTGGGGTCGATGTTCTTGCTCCCTCCCTGAACGTATAGTCGCTCGATTGCTCTTGTCCTGTAGTCCCGGTTTTCCCTTCGTACTCCCGTTAAAAATCCATTCCCTTTTCCGTAAGAAAGTGCCAATGGGGATTCCTTATTGTATTCAACCTTTTTTAAATGGATTGTTTTTCCACTTATCTCATATTCGGTATTGAATGCTTCGGCGACCATCTGTAATGCTTCGGCGCATGTGTTGTGTGAAAAAGTCACCACTTTTTCATTTGACTCGATGTAGTCTCCGGCGATCCACCCTGATTCGCGCTGGTTCATATTATCAACGATAAGCTGCAGGAATTCATGCGGCTTTGCTGTTAATGAAAATTTCAATCGGTTGGAGGTATCTTTAATCCGGTATTTGGTGAGCGCACCTTTCGGAGCTTCGAGTATCATGGTGTACTCAAAGTTCCGGGTACTATTCTTCCTTAAGTTTTGCGGACTGTTCAGGGTATAAGTTTCTCCTTGATATTCGACGTATGCACCTATCGGTATTTCGACGTGTTCCGGGAGATTGAATGTCAGGGATATTGTTTCTTCTCCCATTATCGTCCGGTACCGGTAGCTTTCATCGCTAACAAGTACGTCGAGCGTGTCCGTTTCGTTCAGGTGGATGATCATAATACTATGCTTCTATTTCTGGTTCGCTTGCTGGTTCCGGTCTCAAAATCTGAATATCTTCTTCCGTCAACTCAAATGGATAGTTGCCTTCATCATACGATGTGAAGCCTTCCCGATATACTTCGGTTTCGTTACCTTCCTCATCTACTTCGATAATAATCATATCGCAGCTTACCGTTCCATTCTCGCTGATTGATTTTATGTCTGCATGGGTGAAGTTATTCACCTCTGTTGTTAATTGTTTTCGTATCATCTTAATTATCAAAAAATGAAAATTTGTACTGTGGATAACTTTCTAATTCTCCGTACTCATTTTTTATAAAATGAGTTTTAGGCTGCTGAAATGTCAGAAGCCATTCTTCCGTATTTTTCTGCGTGTTATTATCTACTTGAAATGTTGCACTTTTTACTACAACTGTTTTTCCATCTAAATAATCAACAACCGATATCTTTACTCTCATCTTATTTAAGTTTTTGCGTTAATTCTTAATTAGTGATGTCTTCCTAAGAGAACACCACTTTTGTTAATTTAACCCATACCCTGAAACGAGAAGCAGTGTTCGCTTTCGTTCCGTTGATTCTCACAACAGCATCGGTTTGCTGAATGCTTTGGTCTGCATCGGCAGCTATTACCTTCTGAATGTTTGCGGTAACTGATTTAGCTGTAAAGAGAGTTTCAAGTTCTACCAATGCGCCTGTCAGAAGTTTAGCACTTAACCCTGTAATGTTAGTTTCGCTGTCAAAACGAATACTTTCAACCTGATAGCCGAAAGGTATAATAATATCTAAGTTTGTTGCTCCGAGCGCATTTGTGATGTAGCCAGTTTCAATTGTTCGCTCAGAAGCTCCTACGGGCTCATTGCGAATAAGTCTAATATTATATCCAAAGCCTGATGCAACACTATCAATTGTAATTACTAATGAATTATATCCGATACCTAATCTATTAGATGCAGAACTCCACATCCTACTCGAATAGCTTAAATCTGCAAATTCACCTGCAATGGTTCTATATCCTGCGCCAATAGCACTAAATCCACTTTCATTTGTAGCCCCTGTGTTTGGACTACTCCAATATGCCAATCCTTCTTTCTTCAATTTTCCGCCCGCAACAGCAGTACCACCAAGATAGTTTGCTAATTGTGTGAAATCTGCCTGTGTCGGCACCCTCCATCCAGCTGGTGGGTTAGCTGCAATTGCCTGAACTGCATACCAATTATACAGCTTACCATAAACGGCACCATTCAGTGGGTCGTTGTTGTAGTAACACCATGCTGGAGTTGTGAGTGCCGCCCATGCCGCACCGTCTTGCACCTCAGGTATAACCGTTCCGTTTCCTGTCACAACTCCCTCGTAATTTGAGGTTGCCCAGTGTTGATTTCCGATGTTGATACCTTCAATTTCTGCGTATTGAAGTCTGAGGTAGGCGTGTTGAGCTTGTACCTCTGATGCAGAGAGAGCTTTGTTGAAGATTTGGTGATGATAAATTGAACCTGCAAACGTATCATTTGCAGAATTGTTAAATAACCCGCTTAAAGAACTTGAAAAAGGAGTATATGAGCCTGATGTAATAGGAATGAGTACTCCATCGACATAACAAAATATTCCACTGGAATTAGCTGTAATGGTTATTATTTTATTTTTTCCGATGGTATTGTTCAATGCGAGTGCCCATAAAATTGAGCCGGTAGTTGCATTAAATATACCAATAGAGGTTGTTGTTATATTAATGAACATCCCGTTTAGGTATAATCCTTTATTAGGTGAAGCGCCAACGTTCTCAAAAGTAGGCTTCAGCACTGTTGTTATTGCGAATCCATTTGTTCCGGTAGAATCTATTGTTATTGTGGTATGGGATAGAACTTTATTATCTTGGAGTGAAGTTACTCTTCTTTTCTCACTCGGCGCAATCCCTCCTCCAACAAACGGTTGATTAACTTCTGTCGCTTGCACGGCATCTTTATTTCCAGAACTCATGTCGTACAGCTTTGTAGCGTACTGATTAACTCCGCTTGTGCGTGTCTTCATGCCAGCTGAACCGTCCCACAGGAATACGGTGTTGTCGAGCAACTTCAAGTTCTCAATGTACAGCTTCGTCAGCTTTTCGAGGTCGGATATTACTCCGCTGTCGGCAAGGACACGGGAGCGGTATAATGACCACGGTACGGTAGATGTGATATTAGCTGCTGCTGTGTTTGCAGAAGCGGCTGCATTCTGAGCTAATACAGTAGCTGCATTCGCTGCTGTTGTTGCATCGTTAGCATCACTGGCAGCCTGTAAGGCGATAACTGCTGCTTCTTCACTTGCTGCTGATAAAGACGCCAACCATTCGGTTTCCGTTCCGACATATCCTAACCTTACGGCTATATCGTATGTGTTTTCGGTTATCTGTGTCCACGCTACTTTGTCAGTTACCGCGGAGGTGTTTTCGTCTTTCAGCGAAAGATAAGCCCGACCGGAAACAACGATTAAATCCAGTATCTCGTATGAAGACTGACCGCTTGCCTTGGGAGTGATTGCTATTTTAATTGATAATGACATGATCGTATAATTTAGTATGTTATAATTAATTTACCTGATTCGTATTCAAATGAAACACCTTCGACAAAATCTTTAGCCGGCTTTTGCAAAAACTCGAAAAACTCAGTCTCTGTCTTTCCCTCATTACCGGGCTGCAATATCCAAACCTGATAAGCAGAGAATCCTTGCGCTCCGTTTTGGTTGACTGATATCACTCCGTTTAACTGGATAGTCTCTACGGTTAGATTTTCGGATGTCGTTCCGGCTGTTGACTCTGGTGATGTTGACACCAACTTGAATGCTGGGATATCAACTGTAAAAAGCTGGAGGGTAGGCTCCCTCTCTGAATTTGGTTTCTTGTAAGAAACGACGAGAACGTAAGTCCCGAGGTTTTTCTGATCTTCAGCCCTTGCTAAAACTTTTATTTTATTCCCATCGATTATGTATGATGGTATAATTTTACCACCATATTTTTCAATCAGTGAAACCGTTATATCCTGCGCATCTGAGAAGTCTTCCGGGATGTTGTCGGTTCCGTCCGCATTTTTTCTATAGACATCAAATTCGATATTGATGTCGTTTTTTATTCTTACACTTGGTATCATTGTATTGTGATTTTACCGTTGTTATAATTCATATCAATATCTTTAATTGTTGATATTGCATCGATACTTATTTTTCCAGTTGCGCTGTCGTATGATTTCGTGAGCGTAATTGCCTGGTCTATGTCTGTTCCCGGATCAACTTTTGAAAACAGTATTATTCCTTGATTTGGCATGTATGATGTGTCTGTCGCTTTTAGCCATCCATCCATTTTTATCAGGTATATGTATCGTTTTATCCGGTAGGAAATAAAGCGCAGCGTCGTATCAAATTCGCACCAGATTTTATTTTTTCCTATTGCGAGCCGGCTTACATTCATTTCCTGGTAATATGCAGAGTATGTTTCTTCATTCTTATTGAAGTATAACTCTCTTTCTCCCGGTCTTGTCAAGTTATAAAAAAACGCATTTAAATTCCGCATCAGCGCAGCGGCATTTTCAGCGGTAGCAAGTAGTTTTAGCCGCACATCCTTAGCTTTCATTTTCACATGCTCGGGATCGTAGACTGCTCCGTTTATTGCTGTTGTATCAATTGTCAGGTTTTGTTTCACTTCCGGGATTTTAAGTATTTCTTCTTCGCTTCCCTGGAGGATTGCTATTCCGTATTGCGAGACATCCTTCGTGTCGATTTGATATCCTTGCGCTGGGAATTCGCCACCTGTTGGCTCCTGGTATGTATATCCGGACATGGGATTGTCTTCTGAAAATCGGAGGGTGAAAATCCGCATTTTCAGGATGCTTCCTTTAAAATTTTCCCCTGCAAGGAGTCGGATTTGTTTTGTTATTCCCAGATCTGAAAATGTCACATCGTGATATGCGCCATCAATAAGCAGGTTAATGAACCCGTTTATATCTGCATTCTGGCTGATCGTTGCAAAGCGGATATCAAATTCTTTTCTTTCGTACTTCAAATCTGACAGGTCGACCTCCAGCCCATCCTCCTCCGGCCAGTCGTTTGATTCCGGCTCTTTGATTTTTGGCATGGATATAATGCCTGCGTAGTCACCATCCCGGACGATAATTCCGTATGTGGTGGTGGCATTTATTCCGTCTATGATTATCTCGCCTGTCATACCTTGATATTAATTCCTTTTGTGTTTATCTGGTCGATTCCGCTTTTAAGCGAATCCATTGTCTTTTCGATTTTCTCCAATCGGCTGGTGTTCCGGTCGATGTTGAATAAATGGTTAATCATCACCGTAATGTTGACCAGCATGATTTTCATATTTTCGCTAATTGAGTACGTGTGACCCTGTATTGCTGTCATCCTTCCATTCAGCTCATTGATAGAGTCCTGGCTGGCTTGCGCTATTCCCTTGCTTGATGCTGTCCTGTTGCTGGCATTAAATATGTCTATTCCTTGTTGTTTGAGGGCTTCTTGAGCGTCCAGCATAGCCTTATTATATTGCTCGAGTGCAGCCGGGTATTTCTCGGTGAATCTTAAAATATCATCGATAATGTTTTGGTCTCCTCCTGTGTCAAAGCTGGCCATCATTTCTTCTTCGAGTTGATCAAACATTTTCTGGAAGTACTGCGCGAACACCATCTGTTGTATTATTTGACCTATAACGTCCGACACCGCATCTTTAAATTTGTCGATTGCTCCGGTAATCTTACCATTTGTAAATGCTTCGACCAGTGCATCACTTAGTTTGCCTCCCAGGTCTCCGGCAAGGTCTGAGAAAGTTTGCCGCATTTGTTCTTTGGATTCTACTGCTTTTCCTCTGATTTCTTCCCAATTGTCGATGAGCTTTTTTGTCGCATCATCCATCTTGTCGTAATCGTTCAGGATTTCCTGATTAAGCTCGTATGTTTCCGGATTGAAAATTTCGCCATATTTGTCTTTTAGATTTTCCAGTACCGGAACTGTTTTTGTAGTCACGGCTCCGGCGATTCCACCGACAACGGCTCCGATTGCGGCTCCGAGGATGTTTCCAATAACCGGAATAAATGAACCGACGGCTGCTCCGACGGCTGCTCCGGCTCCGGCTCCACCAGCGACATTTCCCCAGTTGATTTCCTGTTTTGTTCCTGTTTGAACCTGTCCATCTCCCAATTTTGCAGCACTTCCCTGGAGTTCATTCATTGCTGCTGCATACTGCATTGCTCCGTCGATTGCTCTCTGATATGGATTCTCAACTCCGAAGACATTAGATTCTTTGTATGCTTCCAGTTCAATCCTGGCCATTGCTGCAAGATGCGCGCTCTCCACTATTTTATCATTCCATTCTTCCTGTGCTTGTTTGTTGGCTTCAATCTGGTTTGCAATAATAGAGTACATGTCTGCAAGTCCGGAAATTCCGGCAGCTGCTATATCAGTTTTTGTCGCATTCTTGTCAAATATTTGGGTGACATTGTCAATACTTCCGGCCAGCCCACCGATAACGGATCCGATATCTCCCATGATACCTTCTGTCGTTTGAAGTGCGCCTGCTAATTTTTGAAGTGATCCACTGAGCTTGTTCGCTATGTCGAGTATTTTCTCCCATTCTTTTGCGTCGACTGCTTCTGTTGATTTCGTTTTAACTTTATCGAGAGCAGCGGCCAATTTTTCAACGTCCACCCCGGCTTGTTTCAGCGTCTCCAGCTGTTCAGGTGATAGCTCGATTTCTGCTATCGTTTCCTTCAGCGTTCCAAGCTCTTTGATTGTGAGCTTGCTTATGTCCTCAAACAATGGCATCGCTTCCTTTATTTTCGACTGCATGAAGTCGGAGCCTTCCCCGAATAGGTAAAGCTCAACCAGTCCGGTTCCACCTTCCCGGAGCGCATCCTTTTGCAGTTCCTCGAGTGCTTTTTGCATCTGTCGCTTTGCTTCTTTGACTGCATCACTTTCAGCACCCTGTTCGGTTGTCAATCTCTGTATATCTTCATTAAATTTCTTTTCGATATCCAATCTTTGTTGCGCATAGTTCCGGTAGTTCTCAAGTAGTTTATCCTTCGTTTGCTGCTGCTTATTCTGGTATGCTTTATCCTCATTTTCATCCATTGATGTGAATGCAGCAGCTTGTTCTGTCGATAGCTGGATACTTTCTTTGTCAAATTTCACACCTTTCGCTTCTGCTTCTGCTTTGGCATTTTCCCGGAGCGTAGAGAGCATATCTTCACGCTGGCGATTGATTTCTGTTTTTCGCTTTGCGTGGTTAAGTGCGAGTTGTGCCAGCTCTTTGTCGATGCCATCTTTCATCGCGTCGATGCGTGCCTGCTCTGCTTGATACTGCAGGTCTTCTTCCATCCGGGTTTGGTTCAGTCTGTTTTGCTCGAGCTGATTCTGTATTTTATCCTTATCTTTATTGGATTTGTCGTACTGTTTGTTAAAGAGCTGGATTTTCTTTTGTTCGGCTTCGATTGCTTTATCGATTTCTGTTAAACGAGATTCCCGGTCTTCCGGTGTCATCGACTGGGATAGTATTTTTGACCTCTCACCCTGGAGTCTTTTAATCTCTTTATTGGATTTAGCGATGTCCTGAGCAGCTGTTGTTCTAAGTGTTTTGCGCTCCTTTTCTTCCATTCTCAGCTGGGTGAGCTGGTTGGCTATCTCGCTTTTGTCGTATGTACCCATTCCGGTGATACGTCCTTTCTTGTCGCTGTCTCCAATTGCAGAGAGGAGTTTTTCCCGGCGAGTTATTTCGCTTTGTAGTTGCTCATCTGTAAATCCGGTTATTCCGGCCAGAAAGTTTTTAGCATTGTCCTTTTCGATGTTTCGTCTCGTTATTTCGAGGTCGGCTTTGGCATCTTCTACGGCTCTGGCCAGTTGCTGTTGTAACACGGAGTCGGAAAGCGAGCCAGTCGATTTAAAATTTTTTAATCGTTCCTGTGCTTTATTTACCTTTTCGAGTTGCTCATCATAGGTATCTTTTAGCGTTTTAGTAGCCCTATTCTCCTCCTCTTGTGCGATGTCCTTTTTGAGCTGGAGTATTTGCTCGAGAGTCATTCGCTCGGTGTTATATTTCGCGATGATTTCCGGGTACAATTCAATGAGTTTCTTTATTGCTTCGCGCCTTCTTCCTTCTGTAGCGTATTGGTCATTCATGGTGTCGATGGCCTTATCTACTTCTGCTTTTCTCTGTTGCTCTTTTTGAATAGCGATTTCCTGTTGTTCATTATACCTTTTCGTTGCTCTCTCGGCGGCTGTTGTTTTGTCCCGGAGCAGGAATATAGCAGTTCCGAGTCCAACCAGAACGGTTGCCGCGAGGACGTATGGGTTCACTGCCATCGCTGCATTGAGTGCTTTTTGCGCTGCGGTCTGGACTCCAATTGCTACGGCATTTGCTTTGTGGCCAAGAGTTAATGCTCCAAGCGCGCGATTCATCTCAAGGTATAACGTTGCCGTTTTCGATGCGGCTACAATTTTTTCGAGAGCTGCTATTGTGATCAGGGCAGCTTTGTAGGTTCCGTAAGTTGCTACAAGGATTGCGATGGCTTTTCCTATGCTTTCGTAATTTTCGACGGCTGTTTTTGCTCCTGTAATTACACTTGATATTGTGTCCTGATTTGCGCGTCCGATTTCGTTCATCATCATATCGACGGCATCTCCAAGGTTGGAAATCTGACCTCCGATAGTTTTACTTTGTTCCTCCATCAGATTATAAAATTTCCCACCTTTTGAAGTCATAGCCACAAATGCTTTTTCAATCTCTGGAAATCCGACAAGTCCTTCGCTGACAAGTTCAGTTACTTTATCTTTTGTAACTCCGAATTGTTTTGCTAACTCTTCAGCGACTGGGATACCGCGTCCCATAAATTGTCTCATATCTTGTGCAAAGAGCCGGCCTTGCACCTGCGTAGTTCCGTATAAATATACAAGGTCATTTAAAGGTATGGAAAGTCCGGCAGCAACATTCCCGAGCATAACAAGTTCTTTGTTGACGTTTTTAGCCGATGTTCCGTATGCCAGCAAGCTCTTTGCTCCGGATGCTACGGATTTTAAATCAAAGGGTGTAGTTGCTGCGGTCTGGATGAGCTGACCCATCAGTTCGTCGGCAGCTGATTTGCTTTGCAGCATAGTTGTAAATGCGACCTCAAGCTGCTGGAATTCTCCGCGTATATTGGCTATTTGTTTTGCAAATCCTGCGGCTGCAGCTGCTGAAAATGCGACACCGATTGAGGCTCCAATTTTCCCGATCATGTTATCCATTTTCGCGCCTTCCTTCTGGGTGTCCTGGGATAGTCCATTGAACATTCCCTTTGCCCTTGCAAGGTCTTGCTGCAGGCCTTTTGTGTCGGCTGCTAATCCATATACTATTTTTCCTTCGTCGCTCATTTCCGATTCTTTTTTACAACTATTATTTCTTCATCCTCTTTGAAGTTGTCCGGGTTGTTGGCATCTTTTGAAGCATCAAATTTCGGATTGTCCTTCTTTTTTTTGCTATCATAGCTCGGAATTATCGAGCTGTAAAGGGCGACGTTTGCATAGCTGATTTCATAAAGTATGTAATCCGGTGTTAAACCCGGGTAGGCCTTCATGAATCCTCCAATTACAGCCCAGATGCTGTCGTTTCTTTCATCACTTCCTTCGTCGCCTTCGTGAGATTTATCTCGCTCAGGGAAGTGATAAGCACGAAAAAATCCGCTATCTCCAAACGCGAAAGCAGCCGGGTGATCAGCTCGTTTGTTTCTTTTGGTGTCATCTTCACAAGGATGATTTCGGCCAGCTCCTCATGTGTTGGGTTGCGATCAAATAACCGATTTATAATGCTTTTTTCCTCTTTGATTGTTTTTGTGATTCCGAGGACTAATGTTGCAGCGATTAATCCAACTTTGCCGCATTTCCATGCGTTGGCCAGAGTTGTCTCGATAATAGCCTGCATGGTTTCCACATTCTGAATGCGTGGAAATCCGGCTATAAGTTCCGAGATGCGTATTAGCGTGGCAGTTGTTGGCCTCGGTGCTTTGTATTGCCTTCCTGCTATTGTAACCACTTCTGGTTCCTGGAGGATGGTGTCGGCTGTTTTCTTTTCAATCATTGATTTATTGTGTTTTGTTTGGTGGCGACAGCAGGATTCGAACCTGCGACCTCCGGACTATGACTCCGGTGAGCTGGCCTCTGCTCTATGTCGCGATGTTTAAAAGGCAGCCGGGTGTTAATCGGCTGCTCTTTGGTAGGTTAATTCTGTTTAGACGGCTGTCTTTTTGAATTTGGTGTAAAGTTCGCCATCGGCACATTCTAAGAATGTAAATGTGAAGTCTCCATACTGGCCTTCGCTTTCGCTATAGCCTTCTTTATATTTCACATGGCATTTTCTGGCTTTGATACCTACGCCTCCGACATTTTTGGGGGTAACTTTCACTGAGTACGGGTCAGCTACTATCAGGCTTTTGATTTTCAGTTCTCCTGCTTCGGTGTCGTGCGTTGCATCCAGAATGGTCGCTAAAGTAGCAAAGTCAGGCTCAATGATGCGCGTGGTTAATCTCACGATTCCTTCACCTTCGTCGTATGCAACGATTTTTCCACCTGTAGCTCTGGCTTCGAGGCTTTCACCGTCAGTCACTTCCATTGTGGTGCTTTTATCCTTAATTGTTCCGATTGAGCTAAGGCTCGCAGCCATTGCATCGGCAGCACCAGTTTTCCCTATTTCGATGGAACACTCGCTCCAACTCATGATTATTTGGCTCATTTTTTCTCTTTTTATTTGGTTATTCTTCTGAAATAAATTTGTGCGTTTACAAAATTCTGATCTATCGTCTCCTCATCAAAGGTTTTAATAATTGATTTCCTGGAAAGGTCGTATTCAGTTGAACTCAGCGCATCGATGGTTGTCTGGAGGAATTCTTCAAGTGTCCGGCATTTGGCGGTATCTTTGATTTTCCTTCCACTTTCCGATTGTAGTTTCGGCACGTAAATGTTAACCGTCACTATTCCTTCCTGTATCTGGCCATCTGTGCCAGTCATGAAAATAATCACAGCATCCTCCTTTTGGGAGTCTGTTGGTCTACCGGCAGAATTATAAACCTGTCCGTTGATTCCTGTTTTCAGGCTTGCGGCTATAAGTTTATAAATGTCTGTTTCGATTGTACCTCCTGTCTTTTTCATTTCTTGCTGATTTTTTTGAACATTTGCTCTGCCATTTTTTTCGCTTCGATTTCTGAAAGTTTGAGGACGTTTCGTCCGGTTGCTTCTACGTATTCCGCGTAATTCATCCCGGCTACAACGACCAGTCCTATTCCGCTTGGGATTAGTTCTGTTGCTTTTCTTGCCGCGAATTCCTGACCTTGTTGTTTCCCTTTGTCACCATTCATTTTTGATTCAAAGCTCGGGCTTCCTACTATCTTTCCATCCTTGACAACAACATAGCCGGTGCTGCTCACAAGGTTCCCAGTTCTGTCGGTGTAACCTCTTGTTTCTTTTGCCAAGTTCACAACTGTTTCGCCAATGTATGAAAGCTGATAAATGAGAGCCTGTTCCCTTCTCTGGATTTGCAGTGCAATCATTTTATCAATTTCCTGATTGGGTGTTAGCTGTGTGATTGGCATCAGACTGTGATTTTGATCCGGTTTGTAAATGTCAGATGTTGGATGCTTTGAATTGTGAAGTCTCCGAGAGCATCTCCTTTATGGTTCTTCAACCGGAGCCGTTTTCCTTCGATACTTTGGTTTTCGATTAATATCTCGTATGTGGCTTGGGTGAAAGTTCCACCCTCGTATCGTCCTTTGTTGCTCTGATTATTGACTTTCAGGTTGCATCCGATTTCCTCTCCGGCTACCTCTGTGGCCGGGATAGGGTCACCGGTTTGCTCGTCTACGCTGGCCGGTGATTGACTAATCATTTGAATGGTTCCGTTGATAATCATAGCTCCTCTCCGATGTATCCGTATTGTACGCTTGATGTTGATTCTCCGGCTTCCCGGTAGATTGCTTCTGACTTGCGTTTGAAGTTGTCGCGTTCCTTTTGTGACAAAGAAAAGCTGACACCTCCCTCCGAAACATTGGGAGCATTGGAGAGCCAATCCATCAGGTCGGCCTTAGCCAGCTGGTACCCGTTTGATTTTAAAATCTCCGGAGTGATGGTTTCTTCTCCCGGCAGTCCCCTTTCCACAGCCACCCTGATAAGGGTTGACTGCGGTACGGGATAACTGCTAATCGTCTTTAATGATTCGATGATAGTCATTTTGCTCACTTTTATTCACCGTCGTTCCACCCACTTGATGTCTGAGTAACATTCAGGAAAACAAGGGATGCGCGGTTGATGAGTGCTGGTTGTACGTATGCTTCGGCCATCGTCACTTCAAGCATTGGATTCAATTCTGAATAAACGGTAGTTTTTGCATATTTCCCTTGCACCTGGAGTGCGTCGGTATTCTGGATCATTGGAACCGGTTTGTAATATGTCCATCCCAGCTGAGGAGTTGGAGACAAAACAACGGCTTTTTCATTCCAAGGTTTCAGGGTGGTTTGCTTTCCATCCTTTCCTTCAATAGTCACGTAGGAGTCAATCACCAAAATCTGGGGATATCCTTTTCCGCGCATGTACGCGTTTACGTTTTCAATCGATAGAACTTCTGTTGAAGTCAAACCGGAAACATTGATAATAACTGATGCGACTCTTTTAGCTGTTGCTGTTTGAGCGATCAGGTTTTCAAACGCTGCCACTTCCATGATTGCGTACATCGGCTTTTTCAGACCTTTTTTAGCAATATCTTTCTGGGCTTTTACCAAGTCCGCGATACCGTCAGCAGAAGCATCGCTCCATGCTTTTGCAACTCCTTTGAAGTTTGCCGCAGGTATGTTGAAGTCGATAACATCGGCGGTGGCGTTTTCGCCTTCGATGCTTGCTGGGAATGTGTGTTTCCCGGCCGATCCAATACGCAGCGCGTCGAGTTCTACGCGGTAATCGATACCGTCGTTGCACGCCTTGATATCATCGTACACCAAGTCAACCAAATAACGAGCCGTGGCTTTGTCTTCGGTGTTGGCTGCTGCGATAACTTTCAGGTCGTTGTACTCGTTGATTGAGACTTCGTCTTTCACTTTAGAAATAGAAATTTTCCCGAGTTTTCCACTCCAGGAGCCTACTTTCTTCCTGGTCTTGATAGGCGATTTCACGTTAAAGGCTACCCTGTCTGCTGAGATAGGTATTCCTTCTTCCCCTTCGATTCCTTTGATATCAAATTTCGGGGTGTATTTCAATGGGAACAACGCAGCCCATGCCAGTCCCGTTCCGGGTTTATAGCTATTCACTTCGGCCTGCATTCCCGGTATGTCAATGTCAAATAATGGCTTGTTCATTTTTATACGAGATTAATGGTTGGTAACAATGCGGCCACTTCAGCAGAAATGTTCGCGGTTTCTTTTCTCAGGTTGGCTCCGTTCACCAGTTTGACCAGCTTGTCGCCTTCGTTAGGTTCGATGGCCTGTCCAGTTACAAATAATGGAGTCAGGAGAGGTTCTGCAAGGACTGCTGGAGTTTCACCGTCAGCTGCTGCGCTTTCTACTTTTGATTGGTAGAGAACGGTTCCGGCCGAGATGGCCACTCCAAGAGTAACCGTGACAACATCTTTGTCATCGTTAGTGGTTGTGTCTACTGCGGTACATTTCACTCCGGTATCTCCATGTGCGATGATGTCATCTACTGCTACTCCACTTCCTTTTGCGATTTCGATTGATGTGTCGGTAGTCTTCACTTCCTTGAGCAATCTGTACGCTTTGATTGGCGCGAATTTTCCAGAGGAGAGACCTACTGCGGTTCCCTCTTTCACTTTGAAGGTCTGATTTGCAACCAGACCACCACCCGGTTTTTCAGCGTAGATCTGTTCGAATACGACAGGATCGTTGGCCTCGGGGCTGGTATATTTAAAATTTACATTCATTTTGTGAGTTGTTTAAAAAGTTAAACTTATTTTGTGGGTAATCCCTTTATCACAGATGATGCGGCTGCATTTGCTGTCTCATCGGCTTTTCTCTCCTCGATTCGCTCTTTTACCTGCGCTGGCGGTTCCTTTTCGACGGCACCTTTTCCACCCGGAGGTGTCGAAAACACTACACCTTTTTGCTCGATTTGCGTGATGAAAGGTTCGATTTCCGTTTTGATTTCATTCAGGTAGGTGTCGAATTCCTCATCATTTTCAAAGTTCATTTTCGCTACTGATTTCTTGTAGCTGTTTTTGAGCTGCTCCGGTGCTTTGATTTCTTCCAGTAACTTTTCCAGCCGGCTTGCTCTTGTGGTTACGACTTTCTCTCCTTCGATGGCTTTGATTTTTGCTTCGAGAGCCTGGTTGCTTTCGATCAACTTTTTAGCCCATTCCGGAGTGTCGTCCCCATCTGGTTTTTTACTTCCTTCTGGTTTTTTTGGTTCCTGTGGTTCTGCCGCGATTGGTTTCCCTTCTTTGAGGCCGTGTTTCTTTTCGTAGTTAGCGACTGCTGTGCTTGTTGCTTCGGTTACCCGGCTATCTGCATAACTGTCAATAACTTGTTGCATGGTCACTCCTGCTACTGCAGTATCGACCTGATCTTCGCTGGTTACAGTCTTCGCCAATTTGTCGGCTATCCTGCTAAGGACGGAGTCCTGAATGTCCGGGTATTTGGCCTTCAGTCCTTCTAAAATCTTGTTTTTCATTGCGTCTCGTTTTTGAGTTTTTTATTTGTGATAAATGTCAGCCACAAATATATGAAATTATTTCTTAAAATGAGTATTATATACTCACATAATTTAGCATAAATTAGCGTACATATTAAGATTATTTAGCTATAAACCAGTATTTTAATTTGTTTTATTCAGTATAAAGCACTACCTTAGATGTGTAATAAAGAAGTTAAACCCTCAAAAATTGATAAAAATGAAAACTGTAAATTTTGAAAATGCAACCCTTTTGATTGGCGCTATCGTTCCTTTTGAAAATTCACTTATCTCGTGTGATGTTATGGTTCAGATTGCATATGAAAGCTCAAGTAATTTTGACTATGATGTGATTGAATATAACAATCTTAAAAACAAAATAACAAACTCAGATATATCTCAGGAGAATGCTGAGTTTGCTCATACTAACCTTGGACTGAATATGAATGCTGAGATTAAAAATCAGGTTTCTGTTGATTTAACCAAGGATGCTATCAAGGCTCTTGTAGTTAAGGCCATTTCTGTAATTAATAAATAAATTAACTCCCGGGGCTTCGGCTCCGGATTCCAAAATGTCAAACTATTAAAAAACTACTCAATATGAAAACTTTAGAAGACCTTTTCGCTCTGATCCTTTCTCAAACAAAAATGAACGACAACAAAATGGTCAAATTCGCATTTGAGGTCAGCACCGAGTATATGTGGGTTTCAATGACTAAGATTCTCGATCGTTCTGATGCAAAAGAAAAAAATCCAATTTTCCAGAACATGTCGATCGAAACTCCAGAGGAGCTTCAGCTCGTTTACTGGACGATCTATAACAAATCCCGTAAATAATAACTAATCCTGGAGCTTGTCTCCCGGTAATCTATAAACTCAAATTCACCGAAAAATGAAAACTCTATTAATCAACGTATCCCAAGCAGCGAGAGCCTATGATGCTCTTGTGGACTCCTACCTGACTCGCTTCATCAACCAGACCGCATCCAATGCTTATGACTTCGACCCTGAAAAGCTGTTCTTTGGCGAGCCTTTGCAGGATGCTATCGTTGATGTAATGGAGCGTTATGGTGTGAATGAATTTGAAATATTATAAACCCTTTAATTTTATAAATATGGACGCTTTAGAATTTATCACAAATTATAAATCATATGTGGCTCGAATTGAGGCCATATCTGCTGAAAAATTTCAGCCGGCTATTGATGAAATGTACAGCCGTGATCCTCATGATATGGTATCTCCAAGTACTTATTTAAATTCGGATGCTGAGGCCGTAGGTCTTGTATTCAGGTTTTTCCGTGTGGAGTGTAATAAGTTGGGGTTATTAAAATTATTGTAAAAACAGGCCGGCTACTTCCGGCAACAAAAATACTCAATATGAAAACTTACGAAATCAAAATTAAAAGCGCACCCGGTTCGTTCCATAAGATTGGGCATGATGCTTACCCTTCTCTAAATGCAGCACTTAAGGATGTGAAAATATTTTCTGAAGCGTTTAAGCCAGAATCAATTTTTGTATTCTGCAATGGCCGCATGGTATGTAAAACTGAAAATAAAAACGGTTCTTTCCGGGAGCCTTATTATCAACTGTCTGATGGATTCCAGTCTTTCTCTTGTGCTGCTGTTAATTCCGGCGATGATCGACTGGTTGCTTTGGCTGCTAATGTTGCAAAGGCTATCAATGAGATAACCGACCACCTGAATTCAAATTATTTGTGGGACTAATCTTAAAATCTGAAATCATGAAAACAAAAACTCAACTTTCCGACTTCACTTTCCGGCCTGCTGGCTATGGTTGCTATATGGTTAATTACACAAGTCCTGCAACCGGGATGTCGTGGCGTGGTGCTCGCGTCACCGACATGACCCTAATCGACCGCACAAAAAATGCGGACGAGCCTACTCAGGTGGCTCTCAATGCTTTGAAGGCATACTGTAAACAAAATGGTTATTAACAATAATGCTTGTCGGCTGCTCGAGTGTGGAACCGTCGCTTTTAATATGACTTACTCCGAAATAACGCAGCAGCATGCTCCCTGTGAGAACTGTTTCTTCGCTTTCTCAAATGAGCAATTTAAAGAAGGATTGGCAAAGGCCGGCCTTAGTGAAAATGATAAAATCTATTCTGCCGGTCATGGCTTGTATGGCACCCGGGATGGTATCCAGAAGTTTTTTTCATTTTATGATGAGCAAGATAAACGCATCGCTGCTGAGTGCGATCCGCAGTCGGTTTATGATTATGAATTCGTAAATCATGAGTGTTCATATACTAATGATGACCGCGAGGCCTTCGCCATTGTGGTTCGGATTTTTGGCGAGGAGACAGCTGGTTCTGTTAAGCGCAGATATGCGTATTCGTGATTTTCCGGTCTCGTTATTTTTTCGTACCTTTGTGTGTTATACTTAATAAATCCATCCTGATGACTGAAAATAAAAAAATGACTTTTTACCATGTCCGGTTCCTGGAGGCTCCGGATGAATCTGGCCAGCTCGACTATTATTTTGGTTCACTGGCGGCAATCTATGACATATTCTCACCTGAGCAAGTCGGCTGTAAAATTGAGAATCTTTGGAATAAGAATCTTAGCTCTGGTGGCTCCTGGACTGGTTCCCGGTCGACCGTCACCCGGTGTGAAATGATAAGAAAAAAAACTAAACGAGGAGGGCATTTGAAATGATAGGAGCTATAATTGGTGATGTGGTTGGTTCTCGTTTTGAGTTCAACAATCACCGCAGTAAAGATTTTAATTTAATTGATGACAGTTGTGTGTTCACCGATGATACTGTCTGTACTATTGCTGTTGCTGACTGGGTCATGAAATCGTCGGATTATGGGATCACATCTTCCGGTCGCTTTGCGGACATCCTTCAGATGTGGTGCGGTATGTATCCTGACTTGTCTTATGGCTCGTCATTTCTGACTTGGATTAAGAATCAGGAGCCTTACAACTCATTTGGTAATGGTGCGGCTATGCGCATCAGTCCGGTTGGTTTGTATTGCGTTGGTGAGACAGCTGTGTTAAGGTATTCTGATATGGTCACCGGCGTTTCTCATAATCACCCTGAAGGAATGAAGGGAGCGCGTGCTGTTGCGCTGGCTGTTTATCTGGGTAAGATTGGGGCTTCAAAGTCAATAATAAAAAGCAGGATCGAGTCCGATTTTGGCTATGATCTGAATTTCACCTGTGCTTCGATACGCAAATCAAATAAATTTGATGAAACTTGTCAGGTGACCGTTCCTCAGTCGCTGGTTTGTTTTCTCGAGAGTACGGATTTTGTCGATGCCATCCGTCTGGCTGTTTCTATTGGTGGTGACTCCGATACAATTGCGGCCATTACCGGTTCTGTTGCGGAGGCCTTCTATAAAGAAATCCCATCGGAGCTTGTTGATTTTGCTCTTTCAAGGTTGACCGGTGACATGCTTGATGTGGTGCTTCGGTTCCCGGATTATCTGCAAATTAAAACGCTACCGTCCAGTAAAATAAAATTCTAATAAAAAGGCGAGTTTGTTCTCGCTTTTTTTTATATCTCCTCTAAGTAGAAATAATATCTTTTTTGTCCGTATATCATTCCCTCTTTGAATGCAGTAACTTTAAATTTTGAATTGCTTCTAAGTAGTACTTCCGCTTCTGCGTGTCCATAAACAGAAATATCATCGACAATCGCTCCATTTTTAACTTTTACTATTAGCTGAACACTTCCCCTGTTTGGCTCTGCATATGCTGTTGAGAAAAAGCCCTTATCTGTCCAAGTGCTTTTATTTGCATAGCATGTTTTTAGCTGGTTTATTACGTCACCTTTGTTAACCATTCCTCTCAGAACCTCACCCTGAAATCTCGGCATTTTTGTTAATGCCCTATCCATCACCTTGGAATAGTTAGCTATTTCTTCTGTCAGGGTCTTTATTCCTCTAAGTTCATTATTTATTGTTTCAAAATAATTAGAAGTATATTTCTGTATGTATCCCAGCTCTTTGTCTGTTATTCCTGTTTTCTGTTTTAATTTTTCAATTTCTGATTTATATGTCTTATATGATTTATTTTGTTTGTTGAGTTTTATTTTTTCATCAATATTAAGAAGCTCGATGTATTCTTGTTCTGAAACATCCGACGGCCTTGGTTTGATTCCTGTTTTGTCTGCATATTTAACTGAAAGTTCCCTTTTATACTCGTTCAAATCATATAGTTTCTCTCTGTATTCATCACTTGCAATCCTTTCTGATAAGGACAATTTTGGCATCTTATTTTCCAGTTCATTGAGTTTTGCTTTTTCTGCTGGTGTGATGAATTCATCAAGGCTATTTTCTGCTCTGGTTGTTTCTACTACTTTTGTCGCGACAGGTTTCTTTGCTGTTGGTTTGGCAGATGCTTTGGCCAGCTTAATTTCGTATTTATTAATAGCCTTCTCAATTGAATCTATCCTCCACTTGATACCATATGGTGATACTGTAGATTCTGCGCTAATTTCGATTAATGTTTGAATATCTTTTTCGCTTATTCCTGCGAGTTTTGCTTTTTCAATGAATTCAGGAGTTAGTTTTGCTCTCAGCTCATTTGCATATTTAAGGTCGGTTATTGCTTGCTCTTTTGTGTATTCAGGATTATAGCTTTTCTGCTCAAGTATTTTGTTGATATTTTCCTCATTAACCTCAACCTGTTTAACTACTGATTCTGTCGCTGGAGCTACTTCCGGCTTTGGAACCTCTACAAGTGATGGAGGTGTCTCCGGTTGCTTGCTTATTGGGTTCTGGTACCACTTGTCGACATCGGTTCCTTTGAAGTTGTCCCTGATAAAGTATGGCTGTGATTTTGCTGTTGCGATCCGGTCTTTGTTTTGTTCAGCCCAGTCTTTAAAATTTTGTGGCAGGTCTTTCACTTGGTTTTGGCTGGTGGTATCGGTTGGCTTTCCTTCCTCGATTTTCTCGACATCTTGCTGGAGTTCCTCGGGTGTTTTTAGGATCGTTACTGTGTGGCACATGCAGTGGGGATGCCATCCCGTAAATTTAAAATCTTTCGGGTACTTTCCCTTCAGTTCATCGCATATGTCATAAACGTGGCCGGGGTTGTTTGTCAGCCGCACTTCTATTCCAACCACAAAGTCGAGCTGTTGGATTCGCTCGTGGTCTGCCGCGCGGTAGGCCATGTTGGTCTCCGTCCTGGTGAGGCGCATTGCGTTCTTGTAGCTGCTGCGGTAGACTCCCTGTCCCGGATGGTATTGTTTGGCATTTTTTGAGAGTTGTAGGATTCCATGCTGGTCTCGCACTCTTCTAAATAGTTTGTCCGGCTGCTGGAGGTATTGTTTGAGGTCTCTGGCAATTTGTCCGGCTGGGAGTCCTTCCCGGATTCCAATGTCGAGACCTGCCTCGATTTCCTGTTTAAATCCATTTGTGTACTTCCATACCCGGTCGCTGAGTTTCATACCGGCTTCCTTCCGGTTAATGAAGGCCTGGAGCGCAGCGTTGTTGTTATTGAAGTATTTTTTAAATTTACCGGGGATATCATCGGTATTTTTTATCCCGAGTATTCTTTGGGCTATCTGGTCATTTATTAAATTGCTATTTTCCCATTCCGCAGTAATTCCATTTACCACAGTGGTTTGTATTTCTGATTGCATTTTAGCGGTCATCTTATCGATGCGTTCTTTGGTTCTGGGGTAATCATCGAAGCTGAAAGGTTTACTGAACAGGTCATTCGCGTTAAATGTTGCACCAATAGCGGCAGCCTCCTTGATTCCTTCATCAAAGATTGCGTCGATTTGCTTCATGTAGCTTTGTATCCTGCGATAGTGCGCCTTTTCCCAGTCCAGTTGGTTCATCTTCCTATTTAATCTTTATCCATCGACTATTGATTGTATCTCCTGTTTCAACAACTCCGGCCTGCTCTAATTCAAAAACAGCCAGGGCTATGCTCTGGTGTTTTATTTCCGGCATGGCCTGTGTGAGCTGGTGGAGTGTGATGTGTTCCGGGTGTACCTTTCCTTTTCTCTCTTGTGTTAGCTCGATGATTTTTGCTTTGATTTGTTCTATCATGATGTCGTGTTTAAGTTGTCGGTTCGAAGATGTCACGCGTATTTTCTTTGTTGATTTCATCCATGGTTTGCTCCGGGTTATCACTCCATCCAAGGTATTTAATTCCTTCTATCTGGCTGAGAATTTGCTTTCCTCCGGTTGCTGTCATGATGTTCTTAATAGTTTCACCTTCGTCGTTAATGCGGTACGGCGTGATTTCTTGCTCAACTTCCAGCTCATCGATTTCTTTTGCATGGCTTGGGAGGATCTTTTTTGCAAATTCTTTGATAACGTTAACCTCACGGTCGAGTATCTCGAGCCAGGCTCCGGCTTCCTCTGTCACCTTCAGTTCAGCGTCTACAAACATCATTTTTCTTGCTTCTCCGGACATTGGTATTGCTTTCATCTGATCAAAGCTCATATCTGGGATTTGAAGTTCTGTAAAGAATGCGCGGTATAAGTTTTCGATTTGGAGTTTCATGCTATCAGTTGCCTGCTCCCATGTTATGTACTCTGCTTTCGCTTTTTCCGGCCAGCGATAAACTGATACGTCGTCGCTATCATTCCCAGTCTTTGTTCCGAGGTCTTCATCTGAAAATATCCCAAATATTGGTTTACTGTTTTTTCTGATGTAGTTTCCGTTCCGGCTCAGTGTCCATTCAACTTCGTAGACATCGTTGCTGGTGTCTTCCCATATCGGTGTTTCCCGGTGCAAATAAACGGCTGGGATTTTCCCGAGCTTATTTACTTCCTTTATTTCCTCACTCCATCCGCTTGTGGTGTCCTTCCATTTGATGTGTTCGTCTTTTGTGAAGGTCTCGAAGTATTTTGTTTCCTCCGACCCTATTTTCCTTTTGTATGCGAAACTTAGCGCGAGCAGGTCTCCGTTGTCATCAAAGTATGGGTATAGCTGGTCTCCCTGCATTGGGCTATAGTTCTTGCAGCGTATTTTTATATCGGCATTTACTCCGTAGATGCTGTTTTTCGATTCCTGTGCATACCAGAGTGTGACAAATTCACAGCCTGCAAAAAGTAAATTTCCCCTTTTAAAGTTGATTGTATTGATTCTGTTTCGTATCAGAATTTTTTCAATCAAACGGGCAGCTTCCTCCTGTTTTTTATTTCCTTTCTCTGTTTTGTAGATCCGTTTTACAGGCGTTCCAAACATGAGCTGCGTCATGCGCTTTACTGCAAGTTTTTGCAGTCCGATTCCTATCCTGGTGACTTTGATTGTCTTGTTTTTTGTGACCTTGTCTTTGTAGTTAGGGTCTGTGAATACAGGATGTTTCTTTGGATTGTACTCTTTTTCAAGTTCGCTCCATTCTGGGATAGTGACTGTTTTTTTCTTTAATTCAGCAATCAGTTGTTCGATAGTGTTGAATGACTGATTAATTCCGGCGATATTTACTGCTGTTGTGTCCATTTTAGTATAAGTCTATTTCGAGGTTTGATGTATCTTGATTTTGCTTCTTTTTTGGTTTGATGTGGTAATCTACGGCATAGCACAAAAGGTCGACATATTCGTCGTGACTCCGGTTTGGAAATCCGCAAACCTCGACAACAAATTCTTCATTCCATTGATCTTCAACGAGGATAACCCTTCCACATTCGACGCTCGGTGATGCCGCGTTCAGTCTGGTCTCTTTGTCATCTACCGGGGATGGGGTTCTTGTAACGTTGAGTTCTGTAATTTCTTTCAGCTGGTCTATGACTGATATTCCATTTGCTTTCGGCTCTATTCTGATTGTGCTGCGGTGATCGTATCCGTTTTCTTTTACAAATTCCGGCATGAACCGGATTAAGTCTGGGAATTTCATGTTTACCTTCCTGGCTTTGGTAATGTATAGGTCATTCCCTATTTTGCATGTGCCTATTATCCCTGTCGGGTCGTTGTTGGTATTCTGAGTGTATGCCGTGTCGGCAAAGAAAACAAACGGCGCATTGTTTCGTATTTTCTCAAAGTCATATCTGGATATTGTTCTGAACCATTCCCTTTTAATGATGTTACCTCCTTCTTCTTGTGGCTCCTGGTCGTATTGACCTGCGTATGCTCTGGATCCGAGGTCTACAAGTGCTTCATCCAGCACTTCTTGCGAAAGCCGGAGAGGGTCAAGGTACCCATCTATGTATCTTTCTTTCAAAAAATCAGGTTTAACTGTATCCATCAACTTAGCCGGGAGGTTTATGTGGTGTATTTTTTCTCCTTTTTTTGCAAGCAGATAGCCGGTCACGTCCTGCTCATGCAGTCGTTGCATGATGGTGATGGTTGGGGTGTTCTTTTTGTCGACCTTCCTGGTTGATAGTGTTTTGGTATGTTCGTTTGCGGATGCTATCTCTACTGCGCTATAGCTTTGTCCTGGATTAAGAGGGTCGTCATTAATAATAACGTGGGCATGCTTCCCTGTGATCGTACCTCCGGTTGATGTTGTATATCTGGCTCCGGTCTGCGTATTTTCGTAGCTCATTTTTTGCCGCTTGTCGCTTCGGATTATAACCTCCGGGAACAGCCGGCGGTATAAATCTGATGTGATTATATCGCGGCTTTTTGTGGTATGTTCAATCGATAGGCTCATGCTATAACTGTTTGTAATTATTCGTATCGACGGGTCTTGCGTCCAGAGCCAGGCTGGGTACATGATGGTCGTAATTGTTGATTTCGTCGTCCCTGGAGGTATGTTAATAATAATATCATATGGTTTTGTCTCCCTTCTCACAATGTATCCGGCCAGCTTTTGTAATTCTTCGCATAAATAAGGGATGTGCCAATTGTAGACCGGTTCCTCCTTGATGATTACCGGCCAGAATTCCTGAACAAATGAAAACAGGGAGCGTTTGCACTTCTCCCTTTTGATTGCGGTTTCGAACCTTTCATCATTCAGTAGTTCCTGTATCTTCCTTATCCGGCTTTTGCTGGTCATCCTTTATTTTTACTTTCGCTTTTTCAATCATTTGAGCCATCATTTCGAGTTCATCATCGGTGTATGCTGTCACGTCGTAGTCTTTCTTCACATTGATGTCACCTTCGAGGTCTATTGGCTGGGAGGCGCGTCCGTAGAGCCGGTCGTATATTCGCTCTACCGAGTCAGTCTTTCCGTTCTTTGCGTCGCTCATAATAGCTGAAATGTGGACGGCTATAAAACTCGGAGTCTCCGGGTCTTTGATTATGTCCTTTAGTTTCATCATCGGCATCTCAAGCAGCCATTGTTGAATTTTAAAGAAGTCCTCCTTCGATAGTTCTATTTTGAATTTCTCGCCAAGGATGGCAGCCACCTGTTTGTAAACAGACGGCTTCCTTCCGCTATTCTTGGGCTGGTTGCTCGATGTGAACCTATTGCCATTTTTATTTCCTATTCCAAACTTTGGCATATCGTTGATTTCTCGTTGATTTCTCGTTGATTATCCTATTTTATTGATTATGCACTCCGGGTCGAGCTTGTACATCCTGTCGAGTATTACCTGGCAGTATTTCGGGTCGAGTTCCGAAGTGTAGCAGTTCCTTTTCAACTGGTGCGCTGCGGCCATCGTAGAGCCGGAACCTCCGAAAAGGTCAACAACCAAATCAAAGAACCGACTGCTGTTGGTGATGTTCCGGCCTATCAGCTTCAGCGGCTTCATGGTCGGATGTTCTCCATTGCGCAGTGGCTTGTCTTCTCGGATGATTGTTGATGGTATCATGTCCGAGAGCATCTCCTGGAGCATGTCTTTCATTTGCGCTTTGGTCATCTTCTCTATGTCGAGTTCGTCCTCTATGACCGTTGTCAGGCTCCTGTTGTTTACAAAATAATGAGCGGCTCCATCCTTCCATCCGTAGAGGATTGGTTCATGTCTCCATTGATAGTCTTGTCGTCCGAGTACGAGGCTTGATTTAACCCAGATGAGTTGCTGTTTGTCTGTCAGTCCGTTTGCTTTGAGAGATTCGATAAAATTAACCGATTCGCGGCTGGCATAGTAAACATAAAAAGCGGCACCCGCTTTCATGATCCTTGCGGCTTGTGCGAATGCGTCAGTTAAAAAAGCTCTGAATTTCGCATCCGTCATCTTGTCGTTTTCTATCTTGAGTTTTGCCGCCGTGCCTCCCTGATAGTCGACGTTGTATGGTGGGTCTGTTACCAGTAGATCTGCGAGTCTTCCTCCCATGAGTTTGTCTACCACTTCCGCTTTTGTGCTGTCTCCGCAGATGAGCCTGTGAGTTAATCCTTGCGATTTAATTTCGAATAGGTCGCCTTCTACAATGTCGGTTTTGATTTCGTCCGGTATCTGGTAGTTGTCCTCCTCTGCTTCTTCCGGGACATCTGGGGACATGTCCGCATCAACTCCTGGGATATCTACACCCCATGTGTCGAGGTCTTCCAGGTTCCAATCATTGGCCAACATGTCAAAGTCCCATTCTCCGAAGCCGGCATTATCCTTGATCGTGTATGCTTTCAGCTTTTCGATGCTGGTTCCTTCCGGGATGATCTTGCATGGAATTTCAGCGTGTCCGAGTTCTTTCAGTACCCGGTAGCGCATATTTCCTCCGATTGTGACATACTTTTTCCCGTGCTTAATTACGAGAATCTCTCGAAGCTGGAGCATCTCTGGGTCTTCCAGTATTGATTTTCTCAGCTTCTCATACTTCTCGTCCCGGATTAAGCGTGGGTTCTTTGGCAGCCCTTCTATTTGTCCGTTGTTTGGTTCTATCTGATGGACGGGGATCATCCTTGTTATTACCTGTGTTTCGCTCATATCAATTTTTTAAAAAGGTAATCCTGACGGTTTTGCGTACTTAGGTGTTCTGGCTTTAGCCTTTGTTTTGTTCTTTATTTTGGTTTTTTCACCTTTACCCTTTTTTTCTGATCCTGTTTTAGCCATGATTAATCGAGTTTTTTTGTGTTTATTAAATTCCACAAGGCTTTCACTCTGACAGCCTTGTTTATGGTTTTGTACTTGTCTATTATTTTGTCTTGAAAGTCTTCGTAAAATCGGTATAACTCCTCGTTTTCTTCTATTGTGAATTGCTCCAGGTTCTGGCTGCTTCGAAGGTTGGCCGATCCATGCATGACGATGAACCTTCCACCCATCGTTTCAAATATGCATGTCTTTGTGTGGGTACCTGCTACTGCGAGTTGAAACTTGTTGTCGATGTCGAGTTCCTGGTAAATGTAAGGGACGAGGACGTTTCGCTCGTTTGAATAAAAATAGTGTGAAATTATCAGGCTCATTTCGTCCACAAATCCTCCCTTTATCAAATTGGCCAAGCTATCGATGTTGTCCTGAGAAAGTGAGAGCGTTGTGATGATCATTCGCTTTATTTTCGCGTTGTGTTCGACGATGTATGCCTCGATGAAATCTCCGAAAATGAATGAACCGGGGACGACCACGTTTGCTCTCTCGTTTTTGTTCAACGTCAGTTGTCTGGCCAGCTTTGCTGCATTCTCATACTTGATGTTGTAGCTCTTTATTGGCTGGTAGATTTTCGGCTTCGTGTACCTTGGTTCGATATTATCCTCCTCGCTGATAATATCGAATGCTTCAAGGTCAAAATCCGGGAGTTCAAAGTCCGGCATTTCAAAAAGTCCGACGCTATCGAGATTGTCGTCTACTATTTCATTCTCCCTGTTTTCCATTTTCATGTTTTTTGCAAATTTAGTAATTTTCGAGTATAATATACTCACTTTTAAATAAAAAATTAATATCCATATATAAGCATGGCTGCATCTCGTCCGTGATTGCTGGTCTTCTTAGTCCATTTTGTCAGGTTTTTGAATGTCTCCGGTGTCATTTTCGTGGAGATGTTTTTTGGTGGTATCATGTGAAATTCTACACCGGCATCCGTGAGGAAGTCTTGCCATATCACGCTGTCGCGCTTGATGCTTCCGGCTCCTTGTAGTTTTTCCCTTCCGGTATTTCCGTACCACTTTCTTTGCCGCGCGTCTTCAAAATGTACCCGTATGTTTTCTTTCCCGTATTCCCGGATGAGGTTATCCACCTTCTTGATTGCCTTATGGATTTTTAATGTCTCTATTGATAAAAAGCATGACTGTGTTTTTCCTGCTTCGATTCGCTTGTACCAGACGGCCATCCCGGTGTTCGTTCCCGGGTCTATGCCTATGTAAATTTGTTCTTTCATTTTATTTTTAATTTTTCAATTAATGATATCACGTAATCATAAGCGATTAGCTTTCCCCTCTGTATGTTTTTGCGTAGGCTGTCTGTGCTGTTTATTTCAACGATTGAATTAATTGTCATGTATGCCTTTTTCGCGAGTTGTTCGATTTCCTGTTTGAGTGCTTCAACCTCTTTTTGTAGTGCCTCGAGTTGTTCTTGGAGTATTTGTTCGTTTTTTTTCATATAAGTTCATTCAATCATGGCCAGCAGCACTTCCTCTATTTTATCAGCTTCATCTCCGAGTTGCTCTGCGTTCTCTGGGTCAAATCGATTTATAATTGCTCGAAGTTCCTCTGCATTTTTCTTGATAGCATTCACCTTTTGTTTGTATGTGAATTTCAGGAGGCTATTTGCTCTCATCTTTGATTCTATATCCTTGATTAATCCTTCCTGGACGATGGCAATTGCAAAGATGAAATTTGTTTTTGTTGCCAACTCTCGTTTTAGCTTTTCGTTTTTAATTTCCATGTTCAATATTTAATTTAGCCAGCAACTCATCCCTTATCTTCCTCATGTTGGATAATGATTCCCGGAGGGACTTGTTTTGCTGCAGTATTTGTTTATAGTTGTCATCCTTTTTTTGCTGCGCTCTGGCCAGTCTGTTTATTTCCCTTGTTTCTTTATCGATTTTCAATTCATTGCTTAGATAGTCAATCTCGGACTTAAGCTGTCCTATTTCGATGTCCTTTTCCCGGATAGTATTGTTTAAATGAGCGACCAGTTCATCTTTACCGTATTTTCGTTTTAGTTTGATGATTGTCCGGTCGATATAGTCACTTTTTTTCGAATTCATTTTTTTTGATTCATTAATTCATCCAGCTCCGCTTCCATTTCTGAAATTCTTATCAGAGCTTGTTTATAATTCTTATTTTCTTCAATTGGCCAGAGTTCATTCCATCCTGCCATAATAGCTTTTAGTTTATTTTTGACCTGGGTGATCTTCGCTTTCTTTCCTCTTATTTTATCCTCCAGTTTTTTTGCTATCTCATCTTCCTTGAGGACATATTCGTATGTACCCTGTTGAATCTCAGTGTATCCTTTTGGATTTTTAACCCTGAGCAATGCAGCCCTATATTCAAAGTACCACCTCCAGCGTTGATAAAACTGGACGGTCATTTCGTTTCTGAAATACACAACTTCTGCGAGTGATTTATAATGGTTCCGGCTGTGAAGGATTTTGACAAATATCCGGGTCTGCTTTGCTGGGATCAATTCTGCTTCCATCCGGTTATGCTATTTCGTGGTTAAATCCTACCCATTTTCCGTTGATGTCGCGTCCGCAATTCTCCAGCTCTCTTTTGGCGAGTTCCTGGGCGTTGATTTCCCCTTTTGCGATCTTTGATAAAAGTTCGGTGTCAATTCCTGAAAAAATAAAGGCTGGGTTGAGGTGGTCTTGTATCTCACCGTATTCGGCCTTCCGGTTCCATTCTGTCATTTCTTTGCGTGTCATTGTTGTGGTGTTTTGCGGCTTGGTATTTGGCCTGTTTTATAAATTTTCTGAGAGATTTACTACAATGATTTTTCGTCCCTTGTGTGTTATTGTCTGTTTACTTGTTATACGGTATCCATTTTGAAGGCAGTAATCGGTGACTTCTTTATAACTCATAAATGTAATTCCGTTTGCTTTGTAAATTGTTGATTTCATGTTTTTGTGTTTTGTGGGTTTCCCCTTTGTTTCTATATCTAAGGTAATGCTTTTTACTCAATAAAACAAACACAAACAGTTAAATATCAGTTAATTAAAGTCAAAACGCAATACTCAGTTTATGCAGTCTTATAACCATATTTTCCGAATTTATAAACTGTTTTGTTTAACAATCGTAATTTTCACAATTAGGATTTGGGCAAGTATTATCTTTGTTTAATTGCTCTCCACAATAATCGCATTCCGTGTTTTTAGAATTTTCTTTGTAGCAATCTTTTGATATCAGCAGTTCGTGTTGTTCTGTTAATGCCATTTTAACCTTCTTGTCGATCCCTTCCCAGTTTGTTGTTTTTCCTTTTCTTTCAATTATGGAGTTAACTGAGCGTAAAATTTCATTAGCCTCTTTCAGTAATTGTATTTCACTTTTCATCTTTCTTGTATTTTTGTTGGATTTCGCTCCTGATAAAAGTATTTTGTCTGGTCACCACAGCAGTTTTTTGCCTTTTTCCCACTTCCGCACTGGCATGGCTTGTTCCGGTTGACTTTCTTTGCTTTGATTGGGAGGCCGTTCCCCTTGTAAATTTCGACCATTCTTGTGCTGTTCATTTATTTGATTTTAAAATTGTGATTTTAATGGTACCCTTGTGAGGAGTTCCTGTGTGCATTCTCCGTTTAAATAATCATAAGATATGGCGGCTATTGCGCGACCCTGGACTGTTGTTAATCCATCGTAGTTTAATTTTTTTGTTTTCAGGACTTCTATTGCTTTTGTGTATCCTTCTTTAACGGCGTGATTTTTAGCCATATTTATTCCTTTTTCCTCCAGTCGTTTTTCGATTAAACGGATTGTTTCTTCGATCTGGTCTTCTGTTGGTTTTGGTAGATCTGTTTTTAATAATTTGGCTATTTCTTCATAACTTTTTTTCTTCATAATTTTTCATTTGTCGATTAGTATTTCTTTCCATGTTTATGCTCCCTTGTTTTGTTGTATTCGAGCTTCCACCTGACATGACTCTCGATGTCTATACCGAAGTTTCCGCAATAGTCAAGTATTCGGATGAGCGCATCTGCTATCTCATCTTCGTGGGTGTCTTTAATGTGTTGAGGAAAGTGTTCCTCATATTTGTGACCATCGTCGCAGCAGGCATGCATCCATGCGGCCGCATCCGGATTTGTGTATTTTCCTTTTCTGTCAGCCTCGAGTGCTTCTGCAAGCTCGGAGACTATGAGCATCAAATAAACGGCCGGGTGTTGTTGCTGTTCATGGAATCCTTTTGCTCTGTTGGCCGTGTATATGTCGGTAGCTCGGTTTGTTAGGCTTAGGTCTGATTTTGTTATCTTTATTGCTTCCTTCACGGCATGGACGGCTCCGTGATATCCGACCATAAATTTTTTATCCTCTTTTCCCAACCCACAAAATTTTTGGATCAGGTTTTCTGCATTGATTTCTTTCATTGTTGTTCTCTTTTGATTTCTTCTCGTAAAACTTCGATATTGTCTTCGATATATGCTTTAACCTGTCCGGTGCATTTTTGATTTTCATATAACCAGATCAGGTATTTAGCTGGGACATTTGCCATTGTTTTTCCTTTATGGATTCCGTATGGCATCTCGGATTTGTCTGTTAGAATAGCATTCATTTTCAGTTTGACTTTTAATCAAATTCTTCGGGCTTTAAACAAGACATTGCGATAGGATGGAATAATTTACCGAATGTCAGCACCTTCAGCCATATTTTACCTGTCTCTTTTACCTGATTAATTTCTTCCTCATTAAGCTCAAAGCACATCGTTGCTGGAGCTGATGGGTCTTGGATGTTGATGTGTACAGGTAGTGTTTCATATTCTTCCTGATCTTCTGCTATTCGCAGGTTTACTTCTTTGAATTCAATTGCTTTCATGTTGTAATTTATTGTTTATTAAATTTTTATTTCAATTTTAGTAGATACTCCAATACCGATACAATTTCTTCCTTCAGTACATATTTTTGTAATATCAACATCAACACTTATGTCATACAATTGATTATCGTGAGAGAATTGAGCTATGATGCTCTCAATCTTACCCTCAGCAATTAATTTTTCTGTTTTGATCTCCTCAATAGTTTTTCCCATAATGATTCATTTTAAAATGGCAGTCCTGATTCTTCATCCGGCAGCGAAGATTCGTTGGTTGTCTGTTGCTGTGGCATTTCCACTCTGATTGGTTGATGTGGTATTCCTGTTCCTGGTGCATCCTCTTTTTTGCCGCTTGCCAGCATCTGGATGTTCTCTGCGTAGATTTCAGTGAGGTATCTTTTGATTCCGTCCTTCTCCCAGCTCCTGGTTTGGATTTTTCCTTCGACGTAAAGCATTGAACCCTTTCGGATGTATTTCTCTGTTACTTCTGCAAGTCCGCGCCATGCGACGATGTTGTGCCATTCAGTCCGATCCGGGACGCTTGTTCCATTCTGGAGGGTGTAGCCCTTCTCTGTTGTTGCGATTGTAAAGTTCGCCACTTTCACTCCTGCTTCGAGTGTTTTAATGTCCGGGTCTTTTCCTACGTATCCCAGAATAATTGCTTTGTTTACTGTTGCCATAGATGTAATTGGTTTTTTAATTGTTTGTGTTTTTTTCTTCTTGCTTTTTCTTTCGCGTCGTATTTCAGGTGGCATCGCTGGCATAAAGCCTGGAGCCGGTCGTCACTTACTTCGTGATTTTCTTCGTCATGATCTAAGTGGGCGATGGTAAGGACTATTTTTACAAATCCATGATATTTTAAACTTTCGCTCATATTGCTATGGCTATATTTGATTCTCGAGTGTACCATATCCCATTCTTGCTGTGATGGTGTCATCCATTGTCCTTCGCTGTTTCTTTTGACAACCGAATAATTAACCGCTCCGCATTTCTCGCACCGGTTATTTGCTCTGGCCAGTATCCGTGGTCTGATTTCGGTCTTCCAGTTTGGTGGGTATTTGCTGTAGTCGATTGGCATTTTATTTGACTTAAATTAAGCATATCGTTATAATCGCACCCCAAAATGCAAGGGCTAAAATCAAAAGATAAAGGCATCCGTTTTTGGCTCTACCGTTTTCGTCTATCTTCATGGTTTAAAAATTTATTGATTCAAATTCGTTTATTGCTTTAAAAATCTGAAAAGCGACTTGTGGAACTATTGCGTTTCCTCCGGCTTTAATTGATTCGTTTCGGAATTTAGGAAAGGTAATTCCAGCCAATCTGGAGGAAAGCCCATCATCTCCATTACAAATCGGGGATTGAGTTGGGAAGTTTTCCCATGTTGGCTGAAAATGTCCGGCAAACTGTTTCTTTCGTTCCTCTCTGCTTTCGTCAATGCCTCTCTTGTTCTTGCTCCCTTGTAGTCCCGAGTTGCTGGCGTCGGTAGCATCCCGTTGTAAGCCGCTTCCGGTAACCCCTGCTGCTTGCTGTTTGGCCCGCGCCTCTTGAAATCCTGAGCCGTGGGGGTGGGGAGTAATACTGCTTTCACGTAAAATTCCACAGCACTCTCCAAGTAACTCATTACAGCTACATGTCCTTTCCTCGCCGACCTTGTCTCGTAGCCTTCCTGTCCTCCTGCTCTCGGAGTAGGCAACAAACCAAATTCTTTCTCTTTTATGCGGAGCGTTGACGCTTGCAGCTGGAAGTATAAACGGGATGACTTCGTACCCTTGAGCTTCCAAGTCAGCTTGCACCTCTTCGAATACCAATCCTCCATTCCAATTAATAAGCCCGGGAACATTTTCGCCCACGATGTACGTCGGTTGAATCTCTTGTATAGCTCTAAGCATCTCAGGCCAGAGGTGGCGTTCATCCTCTTTTCCTTTTCTTTTTCCTGCAACTGAGTAGGGTTGACATGGAAATCCTCCTGTAAGGACATCAATTCTTCCTCTCCAAACAGTGAAGTCTGTTTTGGTGATATCTCCGTAACTGACTGCATGTGGCCAGTAGTATTTAAGCACTCGTTGTCCGAACTCATTCCATTCGCAATGAAATTTGTTTTCCCATCCTGCCCATTCTGCTGCAAGGTCGAATCCACCAATTCCTGAAAATAAGCTGCCATGTGTCATTTGATTGATTATGGGTTTAAAATTCTATTTTTATTTTGCTTTTTTATCTCTTTGGCTGTTTTCTTGTCCACCATCAAGATGGTTATCGGGCTTATTCTTACCGGTACCAGCTTTGCCTTTTTTTCCTGTGCTTTTGCCTTCCGGAGTTCAACCTCTGCATCCGGTGTTTCTGTTCTCGGTTTTCTCTTTTTCTTTTCCTGAATGTATTGTTTGTAACTCATGATTTTCTTTGTGTTCGTATGCCTTCCATCCTTTCCAGCATCTGTGTTAGTGTTTCCGATTTTGATTCTCCTTTTGTCGAGGTGTGGTTTTCATAACTCACATTGTCAGCCTCGTTCAGCCTTTCCTCTGTGTATTTTTCAAGCCATCCCAGAATAACGGATGCGTCCATTCTGTAGGTTTGACCGTATTTTCCCTTCATTGCGTTTTTGAAACAAAGTTTCAAATCGTCCAGCTTCATGTAATAGTAATCTTCGAGTATTATTTCGGTCAAATTGACGATCTGGTCTTGATTCATGTTCTGGCCGGTGTTGAACATTAGAGCCGTGTCTGTTAATATCATCGCCACTATTGCTTTTGCTGTCATTTCTCCGAGCTGTCTTCGGCATATTGCCAGCGATGGCACCGGTGATTCGATAACCTCACGAATGCTGACCGCCTGCAATTCCTTGTAGTACCGCCTCGGAGAGGTCTCTAAGGTCTTCAAGCTCTTTTCTCGTGTTGTTAGTTGTTTTTCCATTTCCTGTTGTTTCATATACTCGATTTGATTTCAGTGATAATGCATTTGTAAGTGTTGACCTCCAGTCGAGGTTTTGTGATCGTGATTTCTTCTTGTGCTTCCATCCGGCCTCGGTTGCCCAAAATTCAACACATGCCTTTTCGAGGCTGAGTGGTATGTTGACTCCTGGATTGAATTTTTTCTTTTCTTGCATCCATTCCTGGTCTTGTAGGAGGTTGGTGTATTCTTCTCTTAACTGGGCGAGGTAGATTTTGTAATCGGTTCGCCATGTTGGTGGTTCTGTTTTTTTCTCCTTTTTCTTTTCTCCCTGTACCCTCTTATCTTTATCCTCTTTAATATCAACTACATTTATATTTTCATTTTCATTTTCCATATGGGAGGTCATATGGTGGTCATGTGTTTGGTCATATGACCTCTCTTTCTTTCCTTTTTTTGTGTATTGATTTTCTCCTTTTAAGTTGTTGCGTCGGCTTGCAGAGTAGGCTTTGCGCTTGTTTTGTTCATCTTCAAGTCGCTGATTATAGTATCGGCCTTGTTCGTCGATTTCAAATTTCGACTTGATTCCTTCCCATAGTTGACCACTGTTTTGACCTAATACGTGACCTATCATATGTGTGGTCATATGACCTCGGTTGAATTGCAACATCAGCAGCTCCATGTATGCACCTTTTTCTTCAAAGGTCATTCCCATCGTGCCTCCGATCCAGTCGTTTGGGTAAAATAAAAAAGCTGGGTCTTTCATTTGTGTTTTAAAATAGGACACCCTCTCTAATCCGGCAGGGTCTGACTACTGCTTTCATAAAAAGGGTGCCCGTGAGTTCGTTTGTAATTCCTTCGGTCAGACCGGAATTCTGGGACAAATATAAAACTATTTTTCAATAAACGAGTATGATATACTCACATTATTGCAAAATAATTGGTATTGTAGGCATTATCTCCTGAATCTTGGCGATTTGCTCTCCGATGATTGTGCTTCTTGTTTCGATAAGCGATGCCTTTGCGTCCGGACTATAAAGCAGCAGGATAACGGAACGACCTCTAACGTCTGCCATAAATTCGACCTCTATTGTCTCTCTGTCTCCTCCTTTGAAAATTGGAATTTTAAGACGGAATTTTCCGGGTAGGTTTGATGTTACAACTCCGCTGAAGCTGTCAGAAAATTCCCCTTTCTCGTTGTTCTTTTTTTCAACCTTTGAATTCACTTTTGCTTCGAAGTTCAGTAGCTCGGTAACCAAAGCCATGTTTTCCTCCCGGTTTTCAAAGTATGACCGATTCATCTTCATGAATTGTCCCAGCTGGACTGGCTCCCATTCCTTCTTGGTGTTGATTCCAAATTCGATGAGTGTTGGGTCGGTAGTAATTTTCCCTGTGACCGTTCCTCTTTTGTACGGGTCATCCTCGTTGATGACAAGTGTTATTTCTCCTTTGTCTTCATTGACCAGAACATGGCATTTAAATCCGGATATTTCTGGTATTCGTTTTTGTAGGAATTCAGCCGGTGCGCTGATGGTACCTTCAATGTTGGTTTGCACTGGTGGTCTTTCATCCAGTCTTTTGGGTGCTGCTCCTTCGAGGATTTCCAATGTTTTAACTCCCTGTTCTAAGGTGATGTTGAATTTTTCGTTTTCCATTTTTTTGTGTTTTAGTGATTAGTTATTTGTTCCTGTTCTATCGATTTGAAATACTGTTTTTTGCATCTCCTGTGGCATCATTGGTCGCTCGCTCACGAGGTCTCCGTCCGCATTGTAATACTCAACCATCCGGGTGCTATGATCCATGAATTTGTAACATGTTTCCTTCACGTAGACGGCGTTGTTTTTAATATTGCTCAGGAGATTTTTTCGCTGGTCATTCAGCGGATCGAGCCTGGCTTTGAAATGCGTCATCATTTCTCTTTTTTCATCTTCCACGTCGTTTATTTCAATGGAGATCTCACTCAGTTCGTTTTTCATTTCTACGATCTGATCCGGCGTGAATCTTCGCATGTATCCCATCGGTTCTGCCGCGTCACAGTTGTCCCTTAGAAATTGCTTTCTTTCTTCAATGTCTGCGTACTCTTTTCCTAATTGTTTACTCATAAAATTTTGTTTTTAATTGGTTATTTTTCGTCTATAATAATTTGTTTTATTCTGTTGCCTTTTTGATTGCTTGTTCAGCTCTTTCGATGAACGGTTTTATTGCTGATGATGTTACTATCTTCATGGCTTTAACGCACTCTTGTAGAGATTTCAGCAAGTCCGGAGCAGCTGTTATCAGTTTTGCATTGGCTTTTTGTTCGTTGTATGAAACATCGCGAGATGGTACGATTGCTATTAATGGTGTACCTGGTGCGCCGATTGAGATTCTGTCATCAGGCTGAGTCCATTCATTGATGCTCCATTCTCCTTTTGTTATTTTCAGTTCCATTTTAAAATGCTGTTTTATTAAAATTAATTTTCATTCCTTTATCAGCGACGTGGGTTGTTTTTCCGGTGGCATTGACAACTGCATTTTTGAATTGTTGTTCGTTGCTGCTTCCGTCGCTTAAGTGTATCAGGACGATGTTGTTGACTTTCTTCAGGTCTGTCCGGTTTAAAAACTGAATGCATTTTTCAATACTCAGATGTGATTTGCTCACCCTTTCCTGGTGTTTTGCATTCAGTTTTCCTTCCATCATTCGGGTCTCTGTTATCTCCTCTCCGTAGTTAGCTTCGATGATGATGTTGTTGAGTCCATCAAAGTCGTAGTCGATTTCTGAAGTGTCGGTGATAAAAAGAACCTTTCCGCATTCCTTGTGGTTGATTAAGTATCCGCAAGGCTCGGCGGCATCATGTATAACCGGGAAAGGCAGGAGGTTGAACCCTCCTGCGTTTGTCCTTTTCAGCATGTTGATAGGTACAGCATTGTGGTGGTTGCCTATTTTGGAGGCTTCCATTGTACCATGGCTTGCCATCACTTTGATTCCTGCATCCGCTATCGCTTTGGCGTGTTTAGCGTGATCGCCGTGTTCGTGTGTAATAATGCATCCGGCTACCTTTGTGAGATTGAAATTCAAAGCCTTTTTGACCTCGATAAATGGAAGGCCGGCTTCAATGATCAGAGTCTCATTTTCTCCTTCCAAAATATAGCAGTTACCTGCGCTGCTGCTTCCTATCACTTTCAGTTCCATCACTTATTAAAAATTTGGTTTTGGTTTTGGTTTTGGTGATGTTGGTTCTTCTCCCTGGTTTGGTTTTTCTTCAACTACCGGTGTGCTTTCCACATCCTCAATATCCAGTTTTTGCCGCTTTGACTTTTCTTCCGAGCCATTGAGTTGTGGCTTTTGTTCCGGGATAGTTTCTTCGGCATCCTCATCCGTTTTGCTGGTGTAAAGGCCAGAGTCGTCGCTGGTTGTTATAAACAACTTGCATGCTCTACCGATAACCGTTTTAATCGCCATCTGGTCTGGAAAGTTTTTATGAGCAGGACTTTGTCCCTTTGTTGGACCCTGCATCCATGCTTGTCTGATTTGCGTCATTGTCATGATTTCGACGCGTGTTTCTCCATTTGCAAGTTGCAATGTTGCGTATGCTCCAAGGATTTTGTTGTTGTCGATATTTCTTAAATCCTGTTTATGTTTCAGAATTTTCTTGCGGCCTGTATCCGGATCGATTTCGTATTCGAATTCGTCGTTTTCGTAGATAACATTCCCGGTCGGTACCCCGACTATTCCTCCCAGCCTTCTTGCCAGCGTGATGGTTCCGTGGTACTCGAGCGAAAACGTCAGCCTGTTACTGTAGACTATAAAGTCTCCCTGTCTTTTTGTAACCGATAGTCCCTGGACTACCATTTCCAGAAGCGCGTTTGCGATGCTTTCCTTCGTGCAGACCTCGAGTGCTGGTTTTCCATTTTTGTCTGTAACTTCCATGATTTTGAGCCATGCCAGTTTTATCTGATTTCCGACGGCGTAATTTTCAGGAAGCTTCAGGTCTCCGGCTTCCTGGAGACTTTGTACATGCTCCAGTACTGCGTTAGTTGTTTGGTTCTGAATGTCTCGCAATGCGTTAGCATTGAGTCCTGCTTTTTGCGCAGGTGGCTGGCTACCTGCTGGTGTGGTAGCTGTTTGTGGAGCCTTGTTTGCAGGCTCACCTTCAAAAATTGTTTTTTCTTGCATTGTTGCTAAATTTGCGCCTTTCGGCTGGTTTTTAAATGTGTTTTATTAAGTACAAATATAACATTATTTATTTGAAAGTGAGCATATTAAACTCACTTTCTTTTGTTAATTTTTCACTGTTAAAACCAAGCATCCCGGTTCAACAACAAGGTTGATGATCTGGCTTTGCGTATTGATGATTTTGGTTACCGATTCTCGGTTGTCTATAAAGATTGGGGCTGTCGTTTGTCGATGGCGGCAGAGTGCGTTGATGATGTCGATTCCGGTGTTCAACTTTGCGGCGTTATTCAGCGAGTCGTATGGGACTCCCTTGTATATTGCGTCGCAGACCTCTTCATCTCCTCCGTTAATTTGCTGTTTGAACATCCTAAATTTCACGTATTCAAACATCCGATTGACGGTGTTTTCGATTTCCAGCATCCTGGTCTTCTTATACTGAGTTATCATCATGCTGATTTTTTCGAGGCTTGCTTTCTCTTGTGCGAGTTGCACCTGCTGGTTCTCGAGTTCTTTCAGCCTTTTCATAGATTCTTCTACAACTTCCTGTCTTCCGAGTTCCTTCTGTAGTTGTCCGATTTCGGCTCTTATCTCGGCGATCCTTTTGTCGGATTCGCTGGTGTCTGGCTTTTGGATTGTTTTCTGGATGTTGAGGAGTTGTTGGTTTAGTGCCTCCCTTCTTTCAGCATAATCAGGGACATCTGCTACTGATTTAATGGCCGGTTCATGAAGTGGTATTGCTTCGTATTTCTCTTTCAGCTCTCGAGCATCTTGGAGGTCTTTTGTTAGTTTTATTTTTGATTCTTGGATTTCGGCTATTTCCTCTTTAAGCTCAGCGATTCGCTTGTTGTTTAGACTTCCATCTTCTTCGATTTGCTTCAGGGTTCTTTGTTTTGAGGAATTGAAATTTGCCGCAGCAGATTGCTGTATCTCGTAGATTCTGTCAGGATCGTATTCGCGATGGCAAGTTGGGCATGACAAGTCTTCAGGGTTGATGCGAATTTCCTTTTCATTCTCTGCTTCCCATTGCACCCGGAGTCCTTCGTTAAGTGCTTCCAGCGATTTGATGTCTCCAGTTTTTCTTGTAACATCATTCTCCGCTCTCTGGATTTGTGAGTTGATTTCACTGATGATTCGGTCAATCCTGGAGCGTTCGCTTTTGATTTCAGCGTTTTTGATGTCCGCTTCATTCTGACTTGCTTGTTTGGTTTTGAATGCTTCCCGATCCAGTTCAGCGATTTGGTTCATGATTTCTCGTTGCTGGCTTTCGATTCCCTCCCATGATTTTGAGAGGTCATTTCTTTTTTCATCCTCGCTTTTCAGCTCAATTTCCAAATCCGATATCTTGCTCTTTATCGCATCCCAGTCCTGCTGGCTCGCGATTGTCCTGTTTGCTTCATCGATTCTGGCCGGGATGTCTGCTTCCGATTTTTTTATCAGATTGATTTTGTCAGCTATTCTCCTTTCCTCATCCGCGATGTTCTTTCCTTCCATCAACCCGATAACCTCGTTTAGCTCCGGGTTAACCTTCAGAATTGTTTCATCGGTTATTTCTCCGGCCATACTAATCAGGACGGCTCGCTTATCTTTTTTGTCCATCCTTGAGAAATGATAAGGGTCAGTAATGAGTTTGAATAATCCCTCATCGATGATGTCGTTTATCCTCCTCTTGTATTCGCTGATTTGAACCGGCACATCGTCCATGTAGCAGATTGTCTCATGTCCTGCGAGGTACTCCTCTGATGTTCCTCTTCTGGTTACCCAGTTTTCGCGGTAAACTTTCCGGAGTTTTACAAGTCGTCCGTTCACTTCGATTTTCCCTTCTACCTCATGGTCAATCTTTGGGATCGTATTTCCTTGGTTGTCTATCGTTTTTATATCAAAGACCGCATTCCCTTCGCTGTCCTTTCCAAATAGCAGCCATGTGAAGGCATCAAATATTGAAGTCTTCCCGGTCTCGTTGTCACCATGTATAAATGTCTGATCTGGTTTGAATTCAACGTCCAGACTCCGGATGCCTTTGAAATTTGTAAGGCTGAGTGTTTTAATAATAACTGTGTTCATTGTTGCTGAGTTTGTTAGTTTTCTTTTGATTTCTTGATGTATCTACCTGTTTTAGGGTCTCTCTCTTTTTGTAGTCGTTTCTCGAGGTGGAGGATGATCTCTCCTTGGTTGATCAGCTTTGCTTCAATTTTCTGGTTGATTTCTTGCAGCATCTGAGACCTGTTTTTTTCAGCGTGATATTTGTCTATCAGCTTGCTTTTTTCTTCCTCGAGCTGTTTGATTTTTTCGTTCAACTTGCTTGCTGTTCTAAATAGGTGTAACATGGTTCTAATTTTTTAAAATGTTGATTACTTGTTGTTTATTGATTATTATCTGTCGGCCTACCTGGGTGATTGCCTTGTCAATCTTTCCGCTCGACTTGAGCTTCTGGGCTGTGGTTTTGCTACAGTTCAGAAACTCGGCCAGACCCGAGATTCCGTAGACGTATTCGTCTTGTGTTTCGACAGGCCTCTCCGACTTTGTTTCCTGCGTCTGAGCTTCCCGAATAAGGGATTTAAACTCGGCTACTGTCAGTTGCCATATCGGTGTGGTGTCGCTGATGATCATAGTCCTTTGCTTTTCATTGTTTCTGCCGCTTCGGCTACTCTGGCCAGATATTCCTCATACTTTGTGATGCTTCCTACCTGTTCCATTTCCAGTCTCTCGATAACTTCTCCATTTCTGCTGGTTATCACTTTGAGGTTTTTGAAATCCACCATCACCTTATAACCTGCGCTCATGTGGTGCGTCATGGTTTTCTCTGATGTCTCGTGTGTTGTTTGATACTCGTAGTTCATGGTTGAATTTATTTAATTTGTTCTTGTCACCAATATCGCATCCTTCATCCCTTTCTCGGATGCTGAGTATCTTTCGCTACCTTCTTTGTGCAACCGGGAGATTGTACTTCTTACCGTTGACGGTTTAACTTGCCTGTTCAGGAATTTAACCGACTGGTTATTATCCAGTTTCCTGATGCTTCCGATAATTTCCGTTCTCTCTGAGATAATCGGTTTTTTTTGTGTTCGTTTTTTTGTCATGTCGTTGATAGTTATTAACTTTGTTGATTAATATGTTTGTTGTCTTATTTATTGCTGTGTTTATAATCATTGCAAATATAACGGTTTAACTTTATATTAGCAATAGGCATACCGTTATACTTGTATTAAATAATGTTAATTAATAACTTAAAGCAATGGAAACAACTATAAATCAAAGAATTAAAAACGTGATAGATGATAGCGGTTTAACTATAAATTCATTTTCAAAAAAAATAGGAATTGCTCAAACGTCATTGCGTGATTGTATTGTTAAGAATGCGGAGCCCAAATTCTCAACTCTTGACAAGATAATTAAAGCTGTTCCGCTAATCAATCCAGAATGGCTTTTGACTGGTAATGGTAACATGAAAAAAAATGAAGGAGATTTTCCGGTGGATAACAATTCGACTGTTTTCTCATCTTCTATAGATGAGGATGGTACAATGCTCCGGGTCATCGAATCCCAGCAGCGCACGATTGAAAAATTAACCGATCTGGTTATAAATTTTAAACGTTAAAAATAAAATCATATGAAAAAAATCTTACTTTTTATTTTTATTTCTTGTTTTGTGATTTCATGCGAAGAGCAGCCTGTTGTTGTAGATGATGAAACTCCAGTATCTATTGTTGGGTCTTCTTATTCTGGATATTCATTTAAGTCTGTATTTGATGGATCCAATATGTACGCAGGCTATGAGTTCTTTTCTGCTGATTCTTGTTATGAACTTCTTATAGAGGAGGACTCTCGTATTGTTTCAAGAGAGAAACAAGCATATCTGTTGGATTGGCCTGAAATTAAAATTTATGACTCAAATGCTGCTGCAGGGTACTGGTCTGGTACTTTCTCCGGCGATTATTTATTAATTAGAAGTTTGAAATTAAAAAAGTGGTAATATGCAATCATCAGATTCTCAAAAAATAGTTGAGCGTTTCTTCGAGGTAATTTATGACCTGAAAGCTCGTCGTGTCATTCGTGGAAAACAAACCTTTACGCGGGCATATGGTATTGATCGTTGGAATTTCAACAAGGTTGAGGCTGACAAGTCTCGGGATATCTTCCAGATTTCATGGCTTGCCTATCTTGTTAATGATTTCGGTGTTTCGTCCGAATGGCTGATGACCGGCCGTGGTGATATGTATATCTCGGTTCCTCAACCTGCAAAGAAAAGATGAAATTTTCATATCAGTTCCTTCTTGATTCTGAATCTGGCCGGGATGATCTAAAGTTGCGGCTGCGCGTGAGGTGGTCTGGACACGTGGTCTCTTTTGGTGTCGGTTATCGCGTCGATTCTTCGAAATGGAGCAAGGAGACCCAGCGTTGCAAAAATTCAACGACTCATGGGGATCGTAAAATTTCGGCATCGGTGATAAACCGGAAAATTCAGGAGCTGGAGTCTGTTGTGATTGATTTGTTCTCTGGCTATCAAAGTCGGGATGTAGTTCCTTCTGTAGACCAGTTCCGTTCTGATTTCAATAAAGCAATCGGCAAGGCTCCGGTAGTAGTTCCGCTTTCGATTTTTGCCGCGTTTGATGAATTTGTAAACACATCCGGGCAGCTTAACTCTTGGAGTCATTCGATGCATCAGAAGTTTGGAACCTTCCGCGCTCATCTCTTTGCTTTTGCTCCCGGGTTGACTTTTGGTTTGTTGACAGATTCAGTGTTGACAGATTTTGTCAACTATCTAAACCGGTGCGGTCTTCGCAATATCTCTATCGACAAAAATTTAAAAATGTTTCGCTGGTTCCTTCGCTGGGCTTTCCAGCGTGGATATTACTCCGGCCGGTTGCATGAAACTTTCAGGCCTCGGTTGAAGGGTGCGGATGGCAATAAAGAGGTGATTCATTTGTCTTGGGAGGAGCTTCTCCGGTTCTTGGATTTTGACTTTTACGGTAATGTTGGCAAACCAGAAAAACCGGAATTTCTCAATAAAGAAAAAGCGCAGGCTCTGGATCGGGTTCGTGATGTGTTTTGCTTCTGTTGCTTCACCGGTTTGCGTTACTCTGATGCTGCAAAGCTGACGCGTGATGACGTCCGTGATGGCTCGCTGCATGTGGTCACTCAAAAAACGGCTGATGCGCTTAAAATCGAATTAAACGAGTTTTCTGCGTCTATTCTTAAAAAGTGGGAGCCGGTGAGCTTTCCTTCTCGTCGGGTGCTTCCGGTTATATCAAATCAGAAAATGAACGATCAGCTCAAAATTGCCGCGCGCGTCGCAGGTCTCGATTCTCCGCAGAGGGTAATCTATTTTAAAGGGAGCAGCCGGTTTGAAGAGGTGTTTCCGCTTCATGATGTCATCAGCACCCATGCTGGCCGTCGCACCTTTATTGTCAATGCGCTGTATCTTGGGATTCCTTCGGAGGTGATCATGCGCTGGACTGGCCATAAAAATTTTGCTTCAATGAAGCCGTATGTGAAAATAGTAGATGATTTAAAGGCTCGGGAAATGTCAAAGTTTCGCCGGGATGCTTTGTCCCCGGGGGACGATTCTGGGGACTAATTTGGGTTTTGTCTGATGTTTTTTTCTGATTTTTGTTGTTCCGTTGTTTTGGTTTACTCATTAAAATTCATCTATTTAGCTTTTTGTTGGTGTTGGCTGTTTTCATTGTTCGAGTCCCTTCAGCCGCACAAAAAATCCTGATTCAGATTGAGTCAGGATTTTTTGTGCAGTATTGGGGGGCAATCACTGAAGTTGATTGTAGCAATCAAGTTATGAATCAAGTTGGGATATTGGGCAATCACTAAAGTTGATTGTAGTAATCAAGTTATGAATCAAGTTGGGCTATTGGGCAATCACTGAAGTTGATTGTAGTAATCAAGTTATGAATCAAGTTAAGCTAATTAGTTTTTGGGGGTTTTAGCTTCCTTAACTTTAGCTTCCTTGATCTTGTTGGCATCCTTGGCTTCCTTAGCTTTTGCTTTCTTAGCCTTTTTTGCGGCTTTTTCTTTTTCCTTTTTCAGTTTCAGCTTCAGTTTTTCTTCTTTGGCAAGTTTGCGGGCAGCCTTTCTTTCATCCATCAGTTTACGCAGGTATTCAACATAAGGCTGAATGTAGCGTTGCTTCTTGGTTTCCAGCAAATCATCCATGATTACAAGCAATCCGGATTCATAAACAGAGCCAAAATCATGATCCTGAATGGAACCAAAGAAACGCATGGTGTCGGTCAGACCGATATAAGCATTAAACATCGCAGGAACGTTTTCACCCTCATTACGGACAGCTTTAATCAATAATTTGTAGTCATCAGCCGGTTTTTCTTCCGTGAAAATGGTTTTGGCCAGTTTTCGGGTCTTTAGGCTGACAGCAACCGGGTTTTTAGGTTTGATTAAATCATCAGTATCCTGAAAATGTTTCGACAGATATTCGTAAATCAATTCCCGGCTTCTCACAGGATAATCTTTGTAAATTGTAACTTTACCAATGAAGTATTTTGCACCTTTAACAGAATGAATCAGCGCGCCTAATCCATCCCAGAGATTGTCCAGTGCGAATAAGCTTTTCATCCCCATCTTGGTAGTCTGATAATCCGGCTGGACAAAAGCACGACCCAATTCGATGGTGTGCGGCATAAATTCTTTGATGAACTTATCATTAAAGTTAAACAAGTGAGACATAACGAAGGCCGGCTGACCGTCTTCTTTCAATTTTACATCTGCACCCGACAAAAAACGGTAACCACCGATAATCTGTTCTGCATCAGGATCCCAAACAATCAATTGCTTATATGGTTTTTCCATATAATCAAATTTATCGGTATCAATTTCTTCTCCGGTTCCACCACCTCCTGCACGAAACGACAATTCACGTAAACGTCCGATTTCACGCATCACATGAGGAGAGTCATGCGCCGTTACAATATAAATCTGATTGCCGGATTTGTTGGTTGGTCTTAAAAATTTATCCGGGCTAAGTTCGCTCTTAAGGACATCCCTATCTACGGGATCAATAATTTCTTTCATTTTCTATACAATGTATATATAAATATACCAAATACCATTATTTCGCTGCAAATGTACGGCTTTTTTATTAAAATTGATAAAAGGGGATATAATTTATCCATTTTTTTTCATATCATCATCAGAGACTTAAATATCCATCCTATATAATATATGTAAAAAGGAACCCTGTCTTCAATAATTCATTTTAAATTGATATAAAACAGTCTTTTTTTGAAAATATTTGAGCCAAATGTTTTTCAATCAGAATAAAAGCAATATATTTGCAGTTCGAAAATCGAAAAAGAATAACATACAATAAATATAATATTAACTAATAAAAAACTTATTAAAATGACAAAAGCAGATATCGTAAACGAAATTGCTAAAAACACAGGAATTGACAAAGCATCTGTGCTGGCAACTGTAGAAGCTTTTATGGAAACAATCAAGGATTCTCTTGCAAAAAACGAGAATGTGTATTTAAGAGGTTTCGGTAGCTTTGTAATCAAACAAAGAGCACAAAAAACTGCCCGTAACATTTCTAAAAATACTACTATCATCATACCTGCACACAACATTCCATCATTTAAGCCTGCGAAGACTTTTGTTAGTGTAGTAAAATAATTTTTAAAACAGATAGAAAATGCCAAGCGGAAAAAAGAGAAAAAGACACAAAATGGCTACGCATAAGCGTAAGAAAAGACTGAGAAAAAACAGGCATAAGAAGAAATAATATTGTCTAAATTGGTCTTTATTTTAAAGTCCGGGAAACAAACTTAAAGACTTTTACTTTAAGTTTGTTTTTTGTTTGAGCGAAAACAAAAACATTAAATCATAAATAAAGTGGATAGCGAATTTGTAGTAGATGTACAACCATCTGAAATTTCAATTGCGCTGCTGGAAAACAAAAGACTGGTTGAATTCAACCGCGAAAGCCGTGAAGCACGGTTTGCCGTAGGGAATATCTACCTGGGAAGGGTTAAGAAATTAATGCCCGGTTTAAATGCAGCATTTGTAGATGTTGGTTTCGAAAAAGACGCTTTTCTTCATTATCTTGATTTAGGATCCAATTTCAACACCCTTAACCAATTTACAACGCAGGTGCTGAGCGACCGTAAAAAAGCACCTTCGATAAATAAGGTTAAACACCATCCGGAAATTGATAAAAACGGTTCAATCGGTGATGTTCTTAAAACAGGACAGGATATTTTGGTTCAGGTAGCCAAAGAACCTATCTCTACAAAAGGACCCCGACTGACAGCCGAAGTTTCGATTGCCGGAAGATTTTTAGTACTGATTCCATTTGCCGACAAGGTTTCTGTTTCTCAGAAGATTACTTCCGAAGAAGAAAGAATACGGCTTAAACAACTGATTCAAAGCATTAAACCCAAAGGATTTGGCGTAATTGTAAGAACAGTTGCAGAAGATAAGAAAGTAGCGGAATTAGTCAACGAACTCAATATCTTAGTGAAACGCTGGGAAGAAGCGATTGCAAAATTGCAACAAGCCAAAGGTATTTCACTGATTTTAGAAGAATTAGGTCGCACGGTGGGAATAATTAGAGATTTATTCAACACCAGTTACAACAATATCCACGTTAACGATCCGGATATCTTTACCGAAGTAAAAGATTATATCGAATTGATTGCACCGGACCGAAAAGATATTGTGAAACTTTATAAAGATGACACACCGATTTTTGATCATTTCGGCATTACCAAGCAGATTAAATCGGGCTTTGGTAAGACGGTATCTTTCAAAAGCGGTGCATATCTGATCATCGAACACACAGAAGCGTTGCATGTTATTGACGTTAACAGCGGAAACAGATCCAAGAATTCGGCCGGACAAGAAGGCAATGCATTGGATGTGAATCTGGCTGCTGCAGATGAAATCGCACGTCAGTTACGCTTGCGCGATATGGGTGGTATTATCGTAGTTGACTTTATCGACATGCACGAAAATGAAAACAGGCAAAAACTGTATGACAGAATGCGTGATGCCATGTCGAACGACAGAGCTAAACACAATATTTTACCACTCAGCAAGTTTGGTTTAATGCAAATGACCCGTCAACGGGTTCGCCCTGTCACCGATATCAACATTGAAGAAAAATGCCCGACCTGCTTGGGAACCGGGAAAATGCAACCTTCAATCTTATTTGTCGATCAGATAGAAGAAAAAATTGACCATTTGGTGAATGGTCTGAAAATTAAAAAATTTGCATTGCATATTCATCCGTATGTTGAGGCTTTTATCTCTAAAGGCATCAGTTCATTGAAGTTGAAATGGAAACTCAAATATGGTGTAGGCTGTAAAATCATTGCCTCACAAGAAATGGGATTCCTGCAATACAAGTTTTACGATGGTAAGGGGAATGAAATTAACCTGAAACAGGAATTGGAAAAGCATGATGAAATCAAAGCTTGAATTAAAGGCCGTACTGCATTGTACGGCCTTTTTTTTGAAAAAAAACTTCGAGAGTATTTGCTATTTCTAAAAAAGAGCGTATATTTGCACTCCGATTGCGAATCGGGGTATTTGCGAAAATAGCTCAGTTGCCAGAGAATAAATAACAATATGCTCTACCAACTGAGATTAAGTAAGGAAAGTTTGTACAATGCGAAAATAGCTCAGTTGGTAGAGCATAACCTTGCCAAGGTTAGGGTCGCGGGTTCGAGTCCCGTTTTTCGCTCAAAACATAGTGAAACGGCGCGTTTCACTTTTTCATGAAGTAATACTACCATCTGCCCAGATGGTGAAATTGGTAGACACGCTAGTTTCAGGGACTAGTGGCCGCAAGGCTGTGCAGGTTCGAGTCCTGTTCTGG